AGAATTTGACCCCGAAGCTTTCGTCGGCACTGTCATTGCTGGCGTGGCAGCAGCGCCCGACGAGGAATCGTTGATCGCATTCTGGGAGGGCAGCGCTGTCGATCAATCCCTGCTCGAACACCCCGATCTGCTTGATGAAGTCTATGAAGTGCGTAACCGGCGCCTGGCCGTGTTCGATGGCGAAGCCGAGCCAGACCCAGATCAGCAGCGCGACGACGCGCAGGATGCCATGAATCCAGACCAAGGGGGCGATGACGAATGACCCGCCCGCCGATCTTTGTGGAAGTGCAGGGCGGTCGCGTGTCGGCCGCCGATGCCTATGCCGCCGAGCAATTGGCGAACCTGCCAAACGGTCGGTACAATATGCGAATGGCGAAAGTCACCCGCGCCGGCCGGGAGGAACGCGAGGGGCTGCGCGGGCTATGGTGGGCCGCGATGGCCCTGCTCGCCGACAACAGCGACAACGCCATGTTCGACACGCCCCGCAAAGCGCATGAGTTTATCCTGATGGGTTTGGGTTTCGTGCGCCCCAGGTTCCGCGTTGATGGCGCCTACGACATGGTGCCAGTCAGCACCAGCGAAGCCGAAATGGATGATGCCGAGTTTCTGATCCTACTCGAGAAGGCAGCGGCGTTCTGCGTTGGGCGGCTGGGCTTCGATCCGTTCCAGACTTGGAAAGATCAGCAGGAGGCAATGAAGCCATGATGTGGACTTTTTACGACTTGGAAATCTTTATCCATCACGCCTGTTCGCCGACGCCATTTGATCGCGACGACGCGCCTGCATACATGCCTGCTTTAAGTCGGCTGATGAAATATGATCTGCTTGCCGCAGACGAGCAGGGCATACTTCGATCTACGCCAAGAGGCGACGCATGGGCAGCGATGCTGAAATCAACTCCTTTGCCGGTTCAAAGGTTTATTGATCCACGTTTCGACAGCCTCGAGAAATGAGCTACGCCGCCAAGCGACCATCCATGACCAAGGCCAAGCGAGCCCGCATCTTTGTCGCTCATGATGGCGTGTGCTGGCTATGCAAATGCAAGATCGGCGCGGCCGAGCTGTACGATATCGACCACCAAGTCAGCCGTGAGCTGGGCGGATCTGATGACGACGACAACCTGGCGCCGGCACACAAGGATTGCCACAAGGCCAAATCAAAACTGGACGTGGCGATGATCGCCAAATCCAACCGCCTGCAGCGCGCCGCCGATCCAGAGACGCGCCGCAAGACGAAGCACCCTATTCGCTCACGCAAGACACCGTGGGCGAGCCGCCCGTTTCAACAAAGGAGCAAGACGACATGACCAAAACACAAGAACACGCACCCGCCACCGATGGCCCTTGGACCGACCAAGACATTGCCGACAACTTTGCCGAGGCCACAAAGGGGCTGGGCAAGACGGGGGTTCACGGCGTAGAGGAAAGCGCCATTACCGGGACCGTGTATTCTTGGAGTGAGTTGGCAGAAATCGATTCCGCCATCATCGACCAAGTTCGGACAGACGCGCCGCCCGCGCCGTTCGTCTATCGGACAGCCACAACCGACGCCGCCCGCGAGCTGATCAGCAAGCGCGACATGCTGCAGACGCTGGTTCGCGAAGACGAAGGCGAGCTGACGTACCTCGAAGAGCAATATCAGCAGCAGTTGCGGCAGTTGAACGAGGCGCATGCCGAGGCTCGATCCATTGTCGAAGCTCGGCGCAATGATCGCCAGCGGGCCGCCGACGCATTTGCCGCCGTCATTGATGGCTTGCAGGAGAACAACAATGGGAAGTAAAGCCGAATACGAAGCAGCCCGCGAGAAGCGCCAGAAGGTGCGTCATGCCCGAGAAGTGCTGGAAGACAACACGCTCGACATCGACGCGCTGGATTTGATAGACCGTCTGGCCACGTCGTTCGAGCGCATGGCCGAGGCTATGGAAAAGCGAGAGGCTCGCGAGCAGGCAATTGAGGCGCGTCGCGCGGCTGACCTGTTGCTTTAACCGTTCCTCAATCTCTGAAATGCAAAATGCCCCGACCAACAATCGGGGCATTTTCTTATGGACGCATTCAAACTCGCCGAAGCGCTTATGGTTCTAAGTTGGCTAGCTGAAACCGAACAGCCGGTTTATCGCCACACCGATGAAGATGCCGCAGGCGACAAGCCCAACCTGATAGTACCAGCGGCGGCGCGTGACGAACTCTTTGACGTCGGCTTCGGCCGACAGGCAGAGCAGCATGCCGCCCAGAATGATTGCGCGGATGAAACCAGAGATCGTGTTGTCGAGTCGGATGCTGGTTAAGCCCTGATCGCCCAGCCACAGGACATAGAGGCACTGGAGTCCGATGCCGATGAACACAAGGTTGAGGCCCATTGCCAGCCGGTGTCGGCCTTCGCTCAGTTGCGCCATGAAGCCTTCGAAGGAGTTCGGCGCCCACTTGAGCGACAGCATGGTCGCAGCAGCAAGGCATGCCCAGTCGGTGGACGTCTTGATTACACCGCCGCCGAAGGCCCAGACCGCAGCCCAAAACAATAGAATCCAGATGAAGCCGATATGGAAAGCGGCATTGCGAAAGAACGCTGCTAGGCTGGCCCCGACTTTCATCACGTCACTTTCTCCGCAAATCATTAACAACCGCTTGGGATAGCGTGTTGCGCAGCTCGTGCCCTGATTTGCGCAGTTCTCTTAATTGGGTGTGAAGTTCACTTGCCAATGCTTCGTTCTTAGCATCAATCGCATCGTCCTGCGAAGGGTGCCGCCAAAAAGCCATAGCTTGAAACATCTTGCCAAACACCTGTTATCTCCGCCCGCCGCGGCGATCGTCGTCTCTGCTTATCACACGCTGCTCAAATGCCTCGAACACCGTCCGTATTTCGTTCACCACGTTGAGCGATGACGTCAAGTCCAACGCCCGAAGATCCTTAGTTGCCGAATGTGCAGCGCGCTCAAGCTTCAACTCATTCCACAGAACGCGAACAACCAAGCAAACGCCCACCATGCCGATCAAAAGAAAAAAGCACAGGAGCCCGACTGGCCCCTGCGCAAACAACTGCTCGAACCCTTTACCGACGCTTGCGAGAATCCAATCCACGTTGACTGGCCTGCCTATCGGCTGCGATACGCCGCTGCTTTTCCGTGTAGAGGAAGCACAGGGCCAAAAATAGAAACACGAGGATTGAAAGCCACAGCATCAAATCGACCGGCCTTCTGCCAGGCACCAACGCCGCTGATTGTCAGCAGTGCCGCCGCCATGATTGCCTCGAGAACCGTTGAGTATGCGTCGTGGGATATAAACCCCAGCGCCCAATTGTTGTTCACAAAATAGAGGATGCCGACCAGCATTGAGGTTTGAAACAGCATCCACACCCACATTTCCCAACGCTGCCGAGCCCAGAGGAAAATCGACAGACACACCGAGAAGTCGAGAAGGGCAACCCAGAACTCGGGATGCCAAACATGGGCGCGATGTAGCACAGTGGAAACGGCATAGTTAAATGCCAAAAGCGCGAGCCATAACAGCCCGCGCCTATTGTGAGAGTTAAGACCCACAGCCGCCACTAAGAGGACGATGAAAGCCTTGTCGATGAGGCTCATCTTCCGCCGCCACCCAAGATGCCGATCTCGCCTTCCTGCGTTTCCTGCGCAGGCGGAACGTCGATGTTCAGAACCTTGGCATGCTCGGTCATCTGGTGATGCAGTTCCAGCACGTCGGCGCCGGCCGTAGCAGTCAGCGCAACCAAGCGAGCATAGAGCGCGCTGGTCAGCAGGGGAGGCGCGTCGCCGTTTTCGGAGATTGCCTTGAACTCGTCCCGCAGATTGCGAGCGTCCCGAGCGTTGAGCGCATTGCGGCGCTCGATCTCGGCCATCGTGTTTGCGATCTTCTCGACCGCGTTGTGTGTATTCATGGCGCTTCCCATCCGCAGAGTTGTTCGCCGCTCATGTTGAGCGTGGCGATCTGTTGCTTTTCAGGACGGGTCAGCCGGATCGTGGCGTTCGCGTCCAACACAATCGGGCCAACTGTACAAAGCGACCCGGTGACAGTGGTGGTCTGGCATCCAGCCAGCGTCAAGAGGATAGCGGCGACGGCGAGAAGTTTGATCATGGGCGTGTCCATCTTTCTATTTCCCGATCAAGTTCATCATCGGATTTGGCGAGGTTTTCGGCACGGTTCTCGGAGATAGTTTCGCGCGCCTTGGTGTCGGCGTTCGCTTGCTTGATGCGCTCGGCCGCCGCGCCGCGTTGATGCGCACGGCTTTGAAAGAACGCCAAGGCAGCAGCGCCAGCCACAGCGAATGCCCACTTCCAGCCATCACCCTTGAGAACACCGACGATCACCGCAATGATCATGAACCCAAGCGCGATCCATACCCACGACGGCACGGCGCCTAAAAGGAAATCGATCATTTCTTGTCACCATCAAAGCTGTCGATGACGGAGCGGACGCGGGCGGCGATAAGCTCGCCTTTCCACAGCATGACGATGACGGCCACGATTCCAATGCCCAGCATGATCAGCCGGCCAGTCTGGTCGAAGTCCAAGACAAAACCCGATGTCGGTGCGGCAATAGCGGCCACGGCAGATACACGGCTCATCAAGGTTTTGTCCGCGCCTTGCGGGGCGACGACGACTTCGGTTTCTTCGGTGACGGGGGATGCTTTGACGGCAACGGCTACCGAGGCGGGCGCTGACTTTGCCAGCGTCATGTGCAGCGCGGCGCGCGTCTTGGGACCGGGATCGCCGTCGATCTGATCCTCGCCGGCAGGCAACAAGCCCGCGCGTTGGGCGGCGATCTGAAATGACTTCACGCTGTCGGGCTTGTACCCAGCCAGCACCAGCGCTGCCTTGACGTACCAGTCGATGCGATCGGGAAACCCGTTCAGACCCCCGTTGATCTTCTTGGTGATCTGTTCGATGTCATTGGTGTCGGCGTAGCGATTGAGGTTGCGCGTCGACCAGTACCAGATCGGGACCAAGCCTTCCCATGGGTCGGTGTTGACCGCTTCGGGCGATAGGACGAAATCAGGGCAGCTCATACCCTGCTTGCGGCACCAGTCCCGGAACTGACCATAGTTCGATTTGCCGGTGATCTGGATTGGCCCGCGGCCAGCATAGAGCTTGCCGTCACCATCGACAGCCGGCGAGTTGCCCAGGTCGACGCGAGTGTCATATCGCGACTGTGCAGCAGTTGGCCCCCACACTTCCTTGTCGTAGCGGAACGCGCCGCTTTCATGCGCGAGCTGGGAAATGTAGTGGGCCAGCCGGTGCGGCTTATCCAAGCCCTGCGATCGGCCATAGGCTTCAAGAGCGACCGCGACCGAGCGCATGTTTGCATTGCCGGGCTTGCCGGTGATCTTCGAAAGCACGTCTGTGGTGATTTGCATCGGGCCTCTCCCGGCTTCGTTTCATCCCCACCTTTAATAGAGAACCGAGGCGCTGGCTACGATGACAGCGAATCCGGCGCGCCGCCCCCGCCGCTCTTGGAACTGGACGTTTTGCGCCCGCTTCCATCCGACCATGTGTTGGTGCCCGCATCGTACCGCCGCCCACTGGTCGAGACGCCCGATGTCGAATTGGACTCGGCCCGCTTGCGCGCCTGCGAGTTGGCTTCGGTGTAAGCCTCGGACGGCGACAGACCTTGCGCCCGCAGGCGATCGACCGCCGACATGGGCTGCACAGTATTGGACCCGGAGACGACAATCTCGAGCGGCTTGCGCGCGGGCGCGGCAGGCTTGACCACGGCAGCGGCAGGCGGGCGCACCACAACAGGACGGCCAGTGACCGGCGCAACCGTCGTGGGCTTAACGACAGCGGCGGAAACCTTGGGCGCAGCCGGCGCGGCGGGCCGGACAGCAGGCGCAGGAACGGCCTGGGCGGCGGGCTTCGGCGTGACGGGCTTGGCCGTCGTGGTGATTGCCGTCCTGGCCGTTGGCTGCAGCGGATCAGATCGTAGCGCTGCCAAATCGCCAAGGCGAGGCATGGAGCCGATTGGATCGGTTTGCGCTGAACGTATAGCCGGAAGCTGGGTAGGCGCCGCCCTTGACGCTGGCCGGGCGGCGGGTGTGGCCATCGGTGTGATGACCGCCGAGCCCGTTGGCAGGCGCGCTTCATTGACCGGCGTGGACCGGGCCGCCGTTGGTGTTGCCGCCTTGGCGCTGGCCGCTTGGTTGGCCGCTTGCAGCGTTCTGACATCGGCGGCAGTCTTGGTGCTGGCCGCAGTTACCGCCGACGCGACAGCGGGCTTGGCGTTCTGGTTGGCTTCGCGCATGGTGCGGGTGTCAGCCGCCACGCGCTGGGCCGCAGCCGTCATGGCCGGGCGCGCGACAGGCGCAGCCGCTTGATTGGCAGTCCGAATCGTTCGCGTATTAGCGGCAACGCGCCGCGCTGCAATCTGTGTGGCCAGCGCAGCAGCGCCAGGCGATGACTCGGCAGCGTTCGCCTTGTCCATCGATTCCCGAATGATCGCATCCTGCAATGTCGCTGCCTCGGTGACGACGCGAGCGCGCCCGTTCTGAACTACGACGCGAGGCTGATCACGTTGCTCGTCGGCTTGTGCTTGACGATTGGCACCAGCGGATTGAGCCTGCTTGGCGGCGACAGCGCGCGGACCCTTGCCGACCTGATTGCCTTCGCCCTCGCCTTCTTTGATTGCGGGATAGAGCCAGGACACAACCGAGCGCGCCGCATTGGGGTTGCCATCCATCACCAGTTGCCCACGACCAGCCTCGGCATCGGCAGCAGCCACCGCAGCGGCGACGGTTTCGCGCACGCCCCAAGGCGCCGCAGCGACAGGAGGGGCTTTTGTGCGCAGCGCCGCAGTGCTGACGCGCAGAGTGCCGTCACCATCCATCGACGCATCCCGGTTCATCTGGGCAAACGTGCGCTCGGTTGTCGTCGGTGTGCCCGTCGCCTTCAATCGCGACTGCATGCTTGATCGCATGGCCGGTTGAGGCCGGTTGATGATCGGATCGGACCCGCGCGCCGGCCGCGCCATATCGAACGGATCAGCCACAGCCGAGAAAGCCAGAGCCCGGGCCGTGCGGATTGTCGTCTTGGCATTGGCGCGCTGGCCGGCCACGCGATTGACTTCGCGCTGGAGTGTCAGGCTGGCCGAAAGCTTGGCCGGGCGGATCGGCGCGAGCGCGGCTTGCTGAACCGAGAGCATGGTGCCGACGCCAAACTGCTGCACCTTTGCGATGTTGGCAGGGATCTCGCCAACGGCAACGGGCCGGTCGGGATAGAGACGATGGCCGCCGACATCGACCCAGCCGTTCTTCTTGATCGACGAGCCCCAGCTAGACGGATAGCCCATCGCCGAGGTGTGGTAATATTTGGCATTGCCGGTGATGTCGGGCAGCGACTTGTCAATGATCGCCGCCTGCACCGCGGCCCGCGCCTGCTGATATTGGATCGTGTTCGGCCCATATTTCCGAACCATATCTTCGTTGCCGCCCTCATAACCGAACGGGTTGTTCGTCGAGAACTGAAATTTCTGGCCGGCGACAGCGACGGGATCCGATGGCCAGCGCGCGTCGCCCGATCGATTGGCAATGACCTGGGCAACAACGGCCATGCCGATTTCGCCTTCGCCGACTGCTTCACCGATCACTGTTTTCGTGAGATAATCGATCCGCTCTTCTTCGGACATTGCCGCCGCTTGCGCGCGTGTAAGCCAAGCCATGGGTCGCTCCTAGAATGCGCTCGTTAAATCCATCGGGTCGCGCGGCGCACCGAACGGTTCCATGCGGGTTTGCTTGTATTCGGTCATTCGGGATTTGTCCTGCTTTCGCAAATACCCTGGCGACAACGCCTCCCGAAGCGACGTTAGGATCAGATAATCGAGAGCTGGCTTTACGAAATAGATGTTCCCAAATGGCACCATTTGAACGCCTGTCGAAAAAGCCTTGGCCGTGCCGAATGTATCTTCCCCGCCACTCATAGCAGAATCTCGAACGTCCATTGCGATGTCGGCAAGATCAAATCCCGTTCCGATAGTTGGCCCGATGGCGGTTTCAGCCAAGCCGCCACCGAAACGGTTTGTCTTGGAGAACAGGAAGTCGGAATAAATGCCGGCCGCACCGCCCTGCTGAAATGCCGCGAGCCAAGTGCGCCAGTCTGCAGGATCGCGCGGCGGCCAGTTCCCCTTGATCATGTCTTTGGCCACCATCGCCATATAGCCAGCGATCGTCATACCGGCGAGCAGCGTGCCGATATGGGCGCCCTGCTCAACGATGCCTGCACCCTTGCGCTGACCAATGATCGCCCGCCCTAGAACGCGCTCGGTAAATGCCACCGGAAAACTTTTGAATTGCCCGATAAATTTGATCACCTCGCCCGAGGGTGACCCGGGCCGGAGCGTCTTGTTGAGCATCATATAGCGCTGCGTTTTGGCGTCAGTTTCCACAACGCCATAGCTGGTTTCGTCAGCCACGAAACGAAGCACTGAGAGCTGCAAATCGCGGCGCCCATCTTCCATGATCGAAGCCTTGCGCGCATCGAAGTCGGCTTGGCGTTCTGCCTGCTGCGTTGCCGTCTTGGCCTCATCGACCTTTGAGGCTTTGCGAGCAGCATCAATGCGCTTTTGAACCAGAGGTTCGATTGCGGAATCGGGGAGGGCAGCAACACGGTCGGGTGTGATGTAGTCCCGGCCATTGGCGTTCCGCATCTTGGACTGGCGAATTGCATCCCAATGAGTTTCGGTTATGCCGTGGCGCCCGAGCAATTCCCGATAGCGTTCCGGCACTTTCCCCCATGCCTTCGTCGCATGAGAACCCAGCTCGGCCGCCACAGTGCGCCCGGCCACAGAACGCGAAACGTCGGTCCACCAGGCCAACCCATTCCACTTGAAGAACGATTGCTGCCAGCTCGCCATGACCCCGACCGGACCATCGTTCGCCGCTTGCGGGTTGCTGATATACCCGAGGATGGAGTCGAACCCTTCGCCCAGCAGGTACGAGATTTGCGCCTTCTCGCCTTTGGGTCGCCCTTCCATAATCCCGGCCAGTTGGTTGAACGTCGCAGTGAGAACGTTATTGCCGCGGAACGATGCAGCAGCCGCAACCGAGATCGTATCAGATGGGATCGAGGTAATGACCGCGCCGCCCAGCTTGGACATGGAAGCGACCGCGCGAATGTCGGCACCGATCTTGGCGAAGGTCACATTCTCCGGCCGGCTCGACAGCCCGCTCGCAATATCCATGGCCGTTCGCAGCCCGCTCGCCTGCGTATCGAGGGACGCGATCTGCTTTGCCTTCTGCGTATCGGTCAGTTTCGTGTCGGCCTTGATCCGGCGCTTGAGTGTATCGGCAAGCCCGTCGAACATGATTTGCGGGTTTGGCCCCAGCACTTCCATGTTGGCCGCCACCTGCGCGGACTTGCGCAAATGCCCGATCATGCCGGTGACGGTATTGCCGAAGCCAAACTGCTCGCGATACGCCAGCGCCTCTTCTGGTCCCTTGAAGTGCAGGACGCGCGACGCACCAAGCGACTTCGCCAGATTGGCCGGGTTGACCCGCTGCCCCTTGCTGGCTGGATTGGCCTTGTTGGGAAAGCCGGTGATGATGGTGTCGTAGATATCGCCCAGCATGTCCGCGACCTGTCCGGGCTCATAGCCTTCCGAGAACGTGCGCTCCAGATCGAGTTTGGTAACGATAGACCCGATCCACGCATCCTTGCCGGCTTGGATCATTTTCAGATCATCGTGGGTTTGTGGGCCGGCCCAGCCCACAAGCTTACCGATTGAGGCGCCCAGCTTGTTGAGATCGCCGCGCGATAGCTCCGCATGGTCGGAGAATATCTTGGCGACTTTCTGTGCATCGCTGTTCTTGGTGATGCCCGGTTTCCCATCCGGCCCGAGCTGCATCATTTCGCGCATGATGTCCGCATCGAGCTTTGCATCGCGCAGCAGGGCGACAGCGTGCGGAACGTCACGGTCCAGCGCCGCCAGCAGCGAGCCCAGATAGCGCGCCTCATATGCCTGGCGCGTCGCGGCTACAGACTTACGCCCGTTCTTGACGGCGATCTGCGTTCCCTCGAGAACGGCGAGCATGGCTTTCTTGGGATGAATGCCCGCGTCGAGCATGTTGTCGACGTGTTCTGAAAGTTTGTCACGGATGATGGCACTGATCGAAGCATGTCGCCGCTGCATGGCCGCTGCAATCCGAGTGCGTTCGGCCTTGCCCTCGGCATAGCGCCTCAAACGCTCTGCCATGCCAGTTGTCTTGCCCTCGGCAACCAGCCGGTCCCGATAGTCTGCCACGTCTTGGAATGCCGCCGTGATCTCGGCTTCGGTTAGCTTGCCCTCACCAGCAGCGGCGCGGGCGGCGGCCATACAAGCGGCATCTGGCACGTAGTTCATAGAATAATCCCCGGCAGGTGTTGCCGAGGATTAGCACGATCACAGGATGCACGAAACAGCAGCGTCTAGCGCACGGCCCCACGCCTCGGCAGTATCGAACGCCTTATCGGCCGCATCCAACTCCGCTTCATCGGCTTCGGTCAAACGACCTTCCTCGCGGATCTGCGCAACATCAGCCATCTCGGCAAAGTCGCCCGTCGCAGGATCGACGCCATGAGCAAGTGCCAGTTCGCGAATGCTCTCATCCTTGCCGACGCGCGCCGCAGCTTCGCCGACCGTATCGTTCTTGATCGTCGACTTGTCCGAACGAACGCGGGGAGCCGGCGCACCATCAAGCCCAAGGTCAGGCTGGCGTGGTGGAGCAAGCAGGTTGTCAAACACCTGACGAATTTCAGGCGACAGGTTGACGTTGAGGTCGGTTGCCCGGCGATAGATATCCGTCAACCATTGCTTGAACTGATCGAACGCCCGAGCCAGCGCAGTCGATGGCGCATTGCCTTCTCGCACATAGGCTTCGAACCCACGCGCCCATTGCTCTTGCATGCCAACGTCGATTGCCCGATCCTTGGCCGCGTCGCCGCTTGTGCCTTCGTTGATAGCAGCCTTCACGTCATCGGCGGTTATGCCAGCAGCCCGACCAGAACCATTGGCATCGGAGGCGACAGCATCGGCATTGGTTTCCCACCATGCCCGCACAGCCAGCCAGTCGGCCCGCACATCGGTCGGCGCGTCTGCTGCCTCGCCCATACCCTTGAGCATGGATAGGAACATATGCCCGGTTTCGTGCAAGGCCGTCGAAGCGTCGGCAGTTTCGAACAAGCTGATGATCGGGGTGTCGCCAAGGACGATGGAGCCGCGTGGGTTTTCGCCGCCTTGCTCGAATGAGCGAACCTGAACCTTTTTATCGTCATAAACGACGTAGTTCTTGGAACTGCTTTCATGCCCAATGTAGCGATGGCCGGGAATGCCGGCAGCGCGAAGAGCTTCCGTCGCAAGCTGATCGGCATACGATCGGTCGCGAGCCACACTCCACCCGCGTTCCTCTTGTGGTCGCTCAGCGAGTAAGCGGTCCCCTATTGCGGTATATGCCTTTTTGCCGGTCATCCCCCGGTCAAATGAATATTGATCCTCAACAAGTTTTTTTGCCTTATCGAGTGTCTTAGGATCGCCCAAATGAACCGCGCGATTATCGCTAGTCATCCCATAGACAGAAAACTTATCGCCCTTATCGACAATTTCGGATCCATACTGATCAACAATGATCGGCGCATCGGCCTCACCATCAAAGTTTTTCCACTCGGACGCGCCGCGCGGAACAATTCCAAAATCGGCAAGAATGGCTTGAACCTTTTTAGGCTGCTCGCCCAAAGACCCATCCCAGTTCAGGAGGTCATCATCGTCTGGAACATCTACCTCAAATAGACGCCCTTGTTTCACAACCTCGATTTTTCCTCGATTAGCTTCGATCCAGCCAGCAACGCCCGCTTTCCTGTCGCCGCGAGGTGTGCCGGAATTATATTCCGCATCGCGGCGTAAACTATCCAGCGCGACGTCTATATCGCCGCCAAATGCGTCAATCTCAGAAAGGGCGCCATTTTCAAGGGACCAATCATCAATAGACGCCTCCGCGTCAAAAGCCTTTCCGTCGAATTTCACAATCGTTTTTGCAAGAGTCTCGCGATACCACTGCGAAACCTCCTTGCTGCTCGCGAAATACAGCCCCCAGCCGTAAGCCTGATTGCCTTCACCCGTCCCGATCTTCTCAGTCGAGAAGCTTTCGAACAGGTGCGGCGTGCCGTGATAGGCGGGCTGGTTTAGTGCAGCCGCAGGAACGTCGCCGCCACCCCGCACTTCGGGCAAACCGAACCGTGCCTCAAGCTCATCAACCGATATGCCCAGACGATCCGCTTGCTGGGTATAGAACGCATCTACCAGCTCGGCCGTGGCGCGCGCCTCATCGGCAGGACGCCCAGCAGCCGAGAACCGATCCTTCATGCGGGCGGCGATTGATCCCGCTTCTGGAGTTCCTGATCGATTGTCTTGGCGATCCGCTGCATTCGAAGCTGCCCGGTCGAGGCTGCCGTCCGCTTCAATGCCATCGACAGCACCGATAGGCGTGAAGAGGTTCCCTTGTTCATTGACTGCTGCATTGCGAATGATCTCCAGTTTGCCGACGTCGGCGGTTTCAAACAGTTGCGGGCGGCCCAGTTCTTCGGCGGCTTCGACCATGCGGCCAAGCAACGTGGCGATTGTCTCGCGGCCCTGCGCTTGGTTAAAGGCGTTGGTCTTGTAGAACGCTGCGATCATGGCCTGCGTTTCCGGCGAGACTTCGCCCGACAGCATATCGAGCTGGCCCATGCCTTCCTTGATCACCACGCCTACTGGCCGCTTTTCAGCCTTGGCTTGTTCGCGCCAAGCACCGATGCGGCGCAGCGCTTCGGTCAGCTCCGGCGTCATGTCGAATTCGGGGGAGATATCACCGCGCTTGATGGCCTGGCGCATGCGAGCCCACTGGCCGGCAACGTCGGACATGGCGCCGACGATCGATCGCGTGTTGTCATCAACGGATTCGGCGAACCGCTGCAGCACGCCGGCATCGACGTCACCATAAGCCAGCGCGACCAGGGCGTTTTCGACGCGGCGCAAGCCATCCGCATTAAGATTGCCGTTTCCATCGACTAGTGCGCCGCGCGCCGACACTGGCAGGTTGGAGAGAAAGCGCGAGGTGAACGCCCGGTTGCCGGCAGACGACAGCGGCGAGGCGTCGAGGATATCAAGCGAGCCGTCGAGCGCATTGCGATCCATAGACGCCAGCTCGACCGCCGACATTTGCGCGGCGCGCGGCGCGTTGGCCTCGGCATTGAACAGCGCCCGCGCTTCTGGCGTCAAATCCGTCGTGCGCCGATTGATCAGCACCGGGCGTTCGATGCCGTCGAGATTGTAGCCAGCAGCAATCAGCGAGTCCCGATACGCCTTGGCCCGATCGGGATAGGCATCATATGCCCGGTTGATCGCCATGACCCGACCATTGCCGCTGTCGACGATATTGTCTGGGCCGACGATGGGCGCCCCGCTGTCAGCATCGACCGAAGGCATGAGCCGGGCCGGGTCGAGATTGATCGCGATATCCTCAACCTGGCGCGAGCTGGCCGCCGTCGATCGGTTGCGAACCTGCAGATCGCCAGAGGCGCGGACGAGGGTTGAAGCGTCGACCACTTCCGGCTGCACATTGACGCGCTGGCCGCTGGGAGTGATGGCGACCGGGGCATCGGTGCGGACAGAGGCCGTTTGCCCGTCCAGCGCCCGCGCTGCCGCCGCACGGCTAGAAACTTCCGTTGTGATCCGGTCGACGACAGCCTGACTATTGGGCGTGAGCGGCGCAATGTCGCCAGTCTCGGCAATTGAGCCGGCGACCTCGCCCAGCACCGCCCGGCTTTCCTGCATGGAACGGATATCGGCAAGGCGGGATGCTTCCTTGGCCAGCGCTTGCGCCTTGCCCCGGCCAGCCGTTGCGCCCCATGCGGCTTTGACGACAGGCGAAATGCCAGAGAACACGCCGCCGACCAGCGCCGACATGGCCACTTCATTGACGATGGCGCCGAATGAAACATCATCGCCGAACTCTTCGCGCAGCCCCGAGGTCAAAACGCTGAACGCTGCCGTGTTGATTGCCGCATCGGACGCGCCGACCAGCAGCCGCCCGCCTATGGTGCCGAGCCGAGCCTTGGCCGCTGTCTGTGCGCCGGGACCAAACACCGGCACATAGTTGATAGGGTCGAGCGCCTGGCCAGCGAACTGGCCGAGGAACGATGAGATCGGACGCTTGCTCGCGAAGAACTCAGCGACCTTGCGCTTGTCGTAGAACGTGGACAGCGCCGCCGCACGATCCTCGGTCATGCCCTCTTCGAACGGGATTTCAGTTCGAAAGTAGGGGGACGCCTTGTAATCCTCTTGGCTCATGGATGGCTGGGCTTCGTCGCCGCGGATCATGCCACCCACGTTTTGCGCCAGCCGGCCCAGCGTATCGACCGGATTGGGAACGACGCCGCCCATGTTCGGCGCGGTATTGCCAGCGGGGATGCTGGCCTCACGAACGACGGTGCCGAGCCCTGGCGTGGTCAGCGCGCCGGGGATGATCTGATCGACAGCGTTACGCAGCTCACCGCCCAAGCCCTCCCCGCCGAAAGGCATTTCCATGACGCGCTGCAGCCGCGCCATACGATCAACGGAGCGACTGGCAGGCGGGCGGGAGAATGTGGCCATTACTGAACCTCGGGGGGACGGATGACGCCAGCGCCAGCAGCGGCGCCAGCGGCTTGAGCAGGATTGCGACGGGGCGCGGCCAGTGTCGCCGATGTAGCGCCGGCCGCCAACACCTCATCAAGCGTGAACGTCAGCGGCTCGCCCGCTTGGTTCTCTACTGGAGCACCAGCATTGGGGTCCATGAACTTGAACAGCCCGTCACCGGCCCCGGTGAAATAGCCCGACGACAGAGTTTGCTCGACATAGTTGCTGATGGCCGCATCGGCGATTGCCGCTTGGCTGCCCTCGGTTGGGGCGTCGCCCGCGTCGCGCTCAAGATCAATCGCCAGCTTTTCGCCGACCTCACCGAGCAGGGCATCGAACCCGGCCTGATAGGTGGCGACTTCGGCATCCTTGGGCAGCAGGAGTTTCATGCCGGCCTTGCCGCCCGATGACGAGCCGGTCACAACCTGCACATCGCCGAACACGTCTTTGACCGTCATGTCGATCGCTCGCTGGAGATTGCCGCCCGCGGTTCCATCCATGAGCCGCATCTTGACCGAGTTGGTCATGAGCGAGGTATCGGTGATGGCGTCATTGAAATTCTGGCCGGCGCCATAGGTCAGGTCATACGCCACATCGCCGATCTGGCCGGTGTCGAAAACTGCGCTTTGAATTTCCTGATTGATCTGGGCGTCGGTGATATCGCCGACCTTGTTGGGCATGTCCTTGACCATCGAAGCGGCGAACAAGCGCTGCGCTGCCCCCCGATCGCCGCGGGCCAGAGCATCCATCGCCTTGCGCGTGGTTTCCGGCACGCCGGCCGCGACCATCTGCTCGAATATCTGGGCTTGCTGCTCGGGCTTGTTCGTTGCCATGACCAGCCCCGTCAGCGCGCCGAGACGTTCTTCGTCGGTCAGCGTGGCGTCATTGAACATTTTGGCGCCATTGGTCGCCATGGCCTTGGGCAGTAATTGAGGCTGGGAAACGCCAAGCTGCTCTTGCGCCAGCGCCGTCACCGTCAGCGCCTGGCTGAATGCAACCGGCGTGGCATCGTCGGCAGTCGCTCGCTCCCATGCTTGGCCGACAGCGGGAAAGACCTCTTGGACATAGAGGTTGGGATCTTCAGCCCGGGCGTCGAGCGTGGCCTTGGCCGCTGCCGCCGTTTGCTGAAAGACCTTTTCCTGCAGCGCCGCGCCGTCGCCGTTGTCGGTTGGCGTCGCCTGCTCGACCAGAGCGTTGATCTGCTCGTCGGACATGGTTCGCATCGAGAACGAGTCCTGCGCAACCTTGACCGAAGCGTCGAAGGCTTCCCATTTCTGCATGCCCTCTTGAGCGCCATATGCCCGCACGTATTCGTTGGCCGTGGGCAAGCCATTCTCATAGGTGCCGGTTCGGGCAATGGCGGCCGGCGCGTTCTCGGCTGTCAGCTCGAGGCCAGTCTGCATTTCCATATCTTCGCGAACGCGGGCTTGCTTGGCCTGATCGAACAGGGCCGAGCGCTGCTGATAGTCCAGTGAGGCAAATCGGGGATCAACATTGGCCGCAACGCCGACAGGAACTTCGGTGATGGCGCCGCTAGTGTGCCGGTCGAGCGCATCCTTGGCCCAGGCTGGCACGCTATCGCCATGATGGGACGGACCCCAAACGCGCTTTGCGCCAGTATCGAGGTGGATGGAATTGTTGTAGACGCCGATTCCGTTGAAGCCCATTGCCGAGGCGGTTTCGATCAGCTTGACCCGCTCCTCTTTGGACAGGTTCGAAACGTCGAGGTCGATCGCGTCGCCGCCGTTCTCCTGCTCATGACGCGAGTTGCTGGCGCCGCCGACCTCATCGTTATGATCTGGCGAGCGCACCCCGGAGATAATCGGAACCTGCTTGCCGAAGGTGGACTGCACCTGCTCGAAGCGCGTCAGCACAACCGGATTGACGTCGGCGACATTGACACCCTCGCCCGTCACGATGGGCAGCGAGACTTGCGTGCGGGCGTCAGTCAGGGGGTCGCCGGTCGAGACAATGCCGGTGCCGGACAGCACTTCGTCTTGACGGCCAGAGCGGATCAGCATGTCGGCGGTATTGATCGAAAGCTGCTGCTCGGATTTCTTGATGTAAGTGTCGCGAGCTTGAGCCGCTTGCGATGCGTCGAGCAGGCCGCTCGTTTGAGCTTCCGTGATGGTCGCGTCCAAATCGCGCCGCGCCTTGTCCCTGATCGCAGGGTCAATGGTCGGCTCGGAAAGCACGGTGCCATAGCTTTCAAGCGAGCCCAGGAAGTTCACGCGCTCGGCTTCGTTGGCCTTGTTGCGTCCGATGTCGCCAATGGAGTCGGCGCGGCGCAGGCGTTCAGGCTCGGACTGGGCAAGCCAGCGCTGCCGGGTCTGTGGGTTGCGGATCAGCTCGGCCGCCGCATTGGTGGCCTCCTGCGTCTTGGCCGCTGCCCGATCGCCCATCGTGGCATAGTCGCCGTCCTGCTGAAATTCGTTCTCGATCTCCAAGAACGTTTTCGTCGAGTAGGCTTCGGCAGCAGCCACATCGATCAGGCTTTGCTTTTCCTGCTCTTTGGCAATGATCCGCTGCCCGGAGCCGATCAGGTTTTGCACACCAGCAGTCAGGCCAGACGTGTCGGCGACAGGCGCGGGCGCTTGCGGGCGCATGCTCTCCGGGCCAGAGATCGAATACGGCGAGGGTATCTTGGCCATCAATATGCTCCTGCGACAGCTTCCGAAGCCTGTCCAATTCCGGTGAAGATCGATCCAAGAAACGAGGCGTTGCCGCTCTTGCGCGTCGCATCCGCCCGGTCGAGCATGTTCTGCTGACGATTGCGGCCCCCGGCCAGGGTAGAGGCGACGCCATAATCAATGCGCTTGCGGGTTTCGGTCATGATGCGGCTGATTGTCGGCGCGTCATCCTCGCCGCCGCCGCCCGATGCCGCCGCTGCCGCTTGCTGGCGAGACAGGACCAATGCGCCTTCAAGCTTGCGCTCTTCGGCCTCGCGCTGGGATGCAGCAAACTCATCCTTGCCCGCCGTCACCGTGCGCTTGGCCGCTTCGTTCGACGCCTTGCGGGTTTCGTTGCCGGCATAGATTGTCGCCCCGGCGCTGGCGACGCCGCCGACCAATGCACCGAGTGCTACAACTTCTAGACCTGACATCGAAAAATCTCCTTGCCGATCGCTTCATGGAACCCGGCTGGTTCAAACCCCAACATGGCCAGCAGCTTTGCCGAATTGGGATGCTCATCACGATAGACGAACACTTCGGTTTCACCCAGTTGCCTCGCCACCTTTAGCATGCGGCGCGCTTGGCGAAACAGGACCAATGAATGAGCGGACATATCGCCGAACACGTCGAGCCAGGCGAAGCATTGCCCGTCCGTCCAGCACAGCCCGCCGACCCCGAGGACGGATCGATTTTCAACGCCCCCATAAACGATGACGGGGAAGTCGACTCCCCCGTCAATGTATTGCCCGATGATGTCTGGCGAGAGCTTGATGACGTCCATTATCCGCCATGCCCGCCGAAGCCCATGACCAGCGCCAAGATGGATGCGGGCTTCGTGACTTCGATGCACATGCGAGCGTCGAGCGTGACAGGCGCGTCAACGGGATTGGTCAGTTCAGTTGGCCCAGGCCCAAGAATGATGTCGGAGGGTATCGGCACACTGTTGTAAGTCGACGGCAGGTTGAAGAGCGGATGATTGGGATTATCAAACTCGCTGCCAAACCTGACCCCTGATCGGCAATAATCCGCAAGCAGCAAGCCAATGCTGGTCAGTTGCTTGTTGCGCATGACCGATGTGTTGCCGCCGTCGCCGTATTCAAGCTTCGCCGATTTGTAGCGGCCACGATAGGGCAGGCCAGCGCAGCCGCCCACGGCGGGAGCGGACGGCAGGGTTATAGTCCCAGCCCCGGACACGACAAACGGCACAGGCGCCCCGCTTTCGTCTTCCACATAATGACCATCGACCCACGCCCAGACCGTGCGCCCGATCAAATGGGGCAGCGAAACTGTCGCATTGCCAGCGCCGAACACGACATGAGCATCAAGGCATTTGGTGATGGCGGCCGGCACTGTCTCAAGATCAAGCGCCATGCGCTCAATCCGGCGCGTCGTGACGCCGTTGACCACGCGGCGCACCGACATCAAAACCCGGTCCTGGCCAGCCGTGCCCGGCAGGGTCATGACGCTTTCGATCAGGTCTTGCGGGCTGTCGAGCGCAACGACGACATGGGCCACCACTTCCTGGCCGGGATTGAACACGATGCAGATGGTATCGCTGCCCCCGGTTGTGATCCAGATGCGTTGATCTGGCCGGTTCTGCACGGCGATATCGGTGACGCCGGTTTTGAACAGATTGGTCGTGAGGCGCGAGAACTCGGTTGCCCTGTATTTCCCCTTGTCCGAGGCATAGGTCAGCTCGAACAACGCGCGTCCCTCGGACTCGACGAACAGCGCCCGATCATCTGACAGCAGCGCCGGGCTGACGCGAGCAGCGCCGACCTTATCCTGCTTGCGGATGCCGAAGTTTTCCGGGGTCATGATTTCGTCAAGGGAAGATCCGCGCACCGAAGCGATTAGGCTGCTTGTGCCGAGCATGAGATTGCCCATCGACACCAGCCAGCGCGCCGTGTTGCGCCCACCCAAGGCGATCGAGCGCAGGAGCGGGCCAGCATCGCCGACATAATCCTCGTCAAAGGATTCGTATGCGTCAGACACCGAACCCCAAAAGGCGTCATAGCCAGCCAAGCACAGCCGTCCCTCATGGAAGGCAAGGCTTGTCGGCCAGCCGCGTGCCTCGGACCACGCGCCTTCACGCCAGTTGTCAGAGAACGTCGTGCCCTTGAATGGCTTGATGACGTCGATATTGACCTGCGTTGGCGAAACGTAAGTACCCACATGGCAAACACCAAAACCGCCGCCGCCATTGTAGAAGATCTCGATATGGGCAGTGCCGCTGACATAGGTGCCAGGCTCAAACCCGATGCGATAATAGGCGATCGCGTTGTCTTCGTTGTCGTCGTTCGAAACGTTGGCGACGTTGGCGGTGATGTTCTGATCAGCCGTTCCAGACGCCTTGCGGAAATTGTGGAATTCGACATCATCGCCATCGAACGAGCGCTGCACTTTGAGCGTGCCGGCCCACGTCCCGCTGATCGTGTAGCTCCATCCGCGTTCGTTGTAATCGGGCTCATTGATGCCCGTCACCATGATCGTCGGAGAGAACTCGCCATCGGCCGAAACATAGGTGTCGATCTTCTGGCCTTCGTGGAAAACGCGGAACAGCGTGCCAACATGGTCAGGGGTGAAGAACGGGATATTGGAATCCAGATTTCCTTCCCCCTCAGTTACGTTGGGCTTTAGCTTCACGCCGGTCACTTGGCCAAGAGCAAACGGGCCGTCATCGGTGATGAAGTCGCAGACCGAAAAGGAATTGTCGCCGCGGGTTTCAATGCGCTGGGTCATTCGCCCTTCGCAGGCGAGGAACATCACATCGAGCGATTGGTCATGACGGATATACTGCAGATCGTCTTCGGCCCATATCGTGGGTAGCACAACGTCGCCGGCAGGCTCGACCGTAACAGCGTTGATGTAGATCGGGCGAGGACTGGTCATTGAAAATTCAATGAAGAAATTGCCCGTTGGGATAAAAGCCAGCGAATGGAAGCCTCGGCGCAGTGGCGTTTCGCGAACGTATTCCTGCCCGCCCAAAGTCGAACCGACACGGATGCGAACCGTGCCGATATTCATATCGATACGCAGGCCATGCTCTTTGCCGATATTGGCCCCAGTGACGGAAACCTCTTGCCGAGCCGTGGCTCGCGCCCCCCGCCCGAACGCAGCCATGCGCAAGAACTGGCTGAACACGTAGCTCACCGACGTTCCCGCCGCAGTCCCGAGCGTCCACCCGCCCGCACCGGTAAAATCCCCATTCACCACGGCTGTCGTGACAGCGGGCCGGGAAACGAACGCGTCGCCATCCAGTATCTTGAGCGCGTTGGCCGTGAGGCAAAGCCCATACCCTTGCAGCTCGCCAGCATAGAACGGGATCAATCGCTGATAGCCCGCGCTATGCGCCATCCCGATATGCTGCAGCCCGGGCCGGAGAAACGCTTTGCCGACGACATCGCAGACCAGATTGGTTTGCTCTTCGGCCGCCAAGCGCATCCGCTCAAGATCCACACGATGGAGCTTGTCAGCATCCACCACGCCCACAGCCATTGAGTGATAAAGGATTTCGGGCAAAGCGTGCGCTCCTTGGGTTAGCGGGTCGTTCCGAGATAGCCGCTTACGCGACCGCGCGCCGCGGGCCACCGGCCACTGGGCTTGGCCTTGACCGCTTCGTCGACAGCATCGAGCCGGCGCGAATTGCTCAAGGTTCGTTCATGCAGTTTCAGGAGATCGGCGCGGTCGCCTCGATCCTTGTTGACCGGCAAGAGCGACTGATAGGCCAGCCAGGACGCGACGGCCTGCTCGTAATTGGCTGGGTACAGGTCGAAGTTCAGGCCATGCGTTTCGTCATTCGAGACGTGCTGAATCCAAAGCCGATCGCTGTCGGTGTAAACAAACCCGTTTTCTTCAAGAAAATCTTCGAGCTGGCCATTCACGTCGAGCCGTTTGTCGTTCGATATGCGGGCCAGGCGTACAAAGTCGGCGGGCAGGGGATAGACCCAAGAGCGATGGGCAGCGGCTTCAACGCGAAGCGAAGTGAGGTTGATCGTCTTGAGCGCGAATTTCCACAGCCCTTGCTCGAGCATGTATTGAACGCTGCTGTCGAATACGTCGTCGAGAGCGTAGCGCGATGCTACGTTCTCGGTCAGGTTGGCGAGGCGCTGGGTGCCGATGTACGTCCCCAGCGCGAGATTGTAGAGCTTGAGCTTTGTCGTCATTCGACCATTTCCTCGGCTTTCGGGACAGGAGTGAGATCAATGCCGAGCTGCTTGGCATGGGCCAGCGCCAGGCGCACGGCGTCGGGGCGCAGCGCAACAGCCTCGGCAATGCGAGTGTCGGTCGGCTTGTAGATCACGACGAACCCAGCCTTGGCGCCGCGCGCGACGTGGCTGATCTTGTAGAAATCAGCAGGCAAGATTTCGTTTTCTACGGTGTCATCGGCATTGATCTGCTCAATGCGCGCCGCAGTTTCGGCGATCTGGGCAGCAGCGGCCTCATCTTCATAAACGCGGATGGGGCGAACCTTGACGAAGCCCTTGCCGGTTTCGAGAACGCGGAGCTGCACATCAAGGGTCAGATCGCGGCGGATCACATCGATCAGCGTGCCGCGCTTCACGCGAGAAGCGTGGTGGCCCCAAAATGCAGGGGTCAGGATATCTTGCAGCGAAACGTCGGCATCGACCTCAACATGGAAATACGAGCGCTCGGTTTCAGCAGAGCCCATGTAGCGGGCCGAGAGTAGCTTGGGGGTGTTGGACATTGCAGCGACCTCTTAATGAAAATAGGCCAGAGCCCTTTCGGAACCCTGGCCATTCGATCTGTAGCAGAGGCACACCACGATCGAAAGCGTCCGACCGAAGCCGGGTTGTTAGTTGGTGTCGGTCTGGTTGATCACGGTCGCATCGTTGATGTCGGTCGTGGTCAGGCCAACAGCCGAAACCTGATGCAGCGTGGAGATATTGCCAGTGGTGTTGATGACTTCAATCAGATCACCAATCTTAAGGCCGAGCTTCTGACCGTTGGTAAAATAACCGGCAGCGGCAACGACAGCAGCAGCATCGGGAGACTTGTAAACCCAGTGACGCACCATGCCGCCAACGGCCTGATAAACGAGAGCTGGGGGATTTTGAACGCTATAAGCCATGGCCATGTTTCCTTTTCGGTAGCCAGTTCAGTTGAAAACCCCGGCCCGAAGGCCGAGGCGATGATCAGAACCGATCAGGTGGCAACGATCGCGCTGGAGTTGTGGGTGATCTTGATGATGCCCGAGTTCTGCAGGATCTTGGCCGCATGGTAGATCGTGCCGTTGGTCCACGAAACCTGCTGCTTTTCCTCGTAGCCAAGGGTGATCTTCTCTTCGCCCAGGTTCACTGCATAGCCGAGAGCGTTGCGGTGCCAGATGTAGAGAAATTCGTTTGCAGTGCCGAGGCCCTGAACACGCGAAGAGCGGATCCAGTTCACGCCGGCCCAGCGAACCATCTTGCGGGCAGGACCAGACAGCGGCTTCATGTCGACGTAATCGGACGAAGAGAACGTCGGGAGCTGGATCAGATAGGCCCAGGCGCCCGGCGACATGATGCCGAACATGTTGTTTTCTTCTTCGATCGGCACGTCGTTCTGGCCAAGCACGGCAACAGCCGTCGCAATGGTGGCCAGGGTCATCGTGCCGGTGCCGACGTCCTGCGTAGCGTTGGCCAGCTCGGCAAGGATGGTGTCGTCGATTTCACGGTTGATCACGGCGATCGAGTTGTCGCGCATGATCTTTTTCTGATCACCCTGCGAGGCAAAGATATCGAAGCCGGTCATTTCGAACGGGGCATGCTTTTCAACCAGCGTCGCGGTGATCTGGTTGTTGGCGTTGGCGCCGTATGGGATCAGACCGTTCTGGCCGCGGGTAACAGCGGATGCACCACCGGAGCCAGCGACGAGGAACGTTGCGGTCAGGCCCGAGGACATGACTTCCTTGGTCGTGGCGAGAGCGGCGAGATCCGACTTGCGGGCTTCGAAAGCCTGAACGTATTCGGTGCGGTAGGTTGCTACTTGAGCTTGGACGGTCATTGACCGGACTCCTTGGCATGAACAGGGGGATTAGCCGTGCTGTGCAGGTTGTCCGGGTTTAGCCAGCGCCGCATTGCGGGTTGTCTGGCAAGCGCCTCGGCGCTGACGTGGGGCGTTAATGAGCATCACCATTAAGCGATGCTCATTGTTTTGGCAATACGGCTTAGCGGCGAACTGCGTCGCGCTTCTGTTTGGCCTCGGTGATCTGCTGAAACTCAGCCTTCATTGCCGGGTCGTTGTCGTATCGATCAAAATCCGTCCGCATGATTTCGCGGATTTCAGCTTCACGCGCGACCGTCTTGCTCGCGGCTTGTTCCCCGGCAAACGACACGTCGCCGAATTCTGCAGTCGCAGCGGAAGCCAGGGCGCGAAGCATGGCTGGAACATCGCCGAGGCGTCGACCATCTGGCATACGGGCTTCCGTCCATGGCAGATCGCCGAACAGCTTCTCGCCCATGCGCTTCGCCAATGTTGAGTTGGCTCGGAACTCGCTGCCCCATTCACCGCGTAGCTCTTCTTGCAAGGACTCGTTCAGTTCCTTGTCCTTGGCAATCGTTTCGTCGAGCCCGGCTTGCTGCTGCTCGAAATACCATTCCATGACCGGACCAACAGCCGCGGCCGATATGCCCTTCTGGTGCATGCTTGAGGTAAATGCGGCGATCAGCGGCTTGTCGGCATCCGTCACCAAATCCTTGACGGTATCGGGGATGGCGTAATCCTCGGGCGTAGCAGGAACGCCGCGGGCTTCGCGCCAAGCCTTCAAGCCTTCCGGGTCTTTCTCGGGGTCGGGCATTGGCTCATCAAGCGCAACGACGCCCTTCTTGCCGCCCGTGATTTTCTTTTCGGCTTCGCGGTAGGACTTGGAGAAGTCAGCCATTGAGGCAACGCGATCAAGGCGCTTGCGGAAGTCCTTGTCTTCGCCGGCCAGCTTGTCGCGCCAATCCTCGGGCCAGTCAGCCGGCGCCGCGATGGCCTTATCGACAGCAGCAGGGTCATCGGCATTGGCGAGGAATGAAGCCCCGCCCTTATCGGCACCAGCGTCGGCAGCGCCTTCGACCTTCTCCGCGCCACCCTCGCCGCCGCCAGCGCCTTCATCTGCCGGCATCCATAGCGGCTGTGAGATATTGAATTTCATTTTGTGCCTCTTCGCTTGGTGAGCGCGTCTTTGTCAGCCTTTTGGGCATGCTCCAAGATCGCGGGTTCTTTCATGATGGACAGCAGCAGGCCGACATAGCGGCGACCGCTTCGATGAGCGCTGGCAAGGGGACGCTCGCCAGGCTCGTATTCGGGTTCGAACAAGGCGCAGGCCGAGCCAGCAATCCATTGCATTGCGCGCTGCTGCTGATCGGCGGATGCGGTGCCCGTCATGCAAGAGCGCACGGCGAACACATCGGCTTCGGAGATTTTAAGGTCGGGGTCGATCTTCAATGTGGGGCCTCCCGTCTCAACGCATAGCGGAAACAGGCGGGATATGGAAGTTACCGGGGATTAACCACGCGCTGGGCCATCCTGCCATCGGGACGACGCACCTGTTCGATCGCCACGCGCTGAACGATTTGCGACTTGCCCAGTTGCGCCGGGTCGTTCTCTTGGCGCCGCCGCGCAGAGCGAATGACATTCACCATGTCGTCTTGCAGCGTATCAACGGCGGGGATCGTCACGCCTTCAACGGCATCGATCCGAGAGGAAAGATCGACGGCACCAGTCTGCAGCATTTCAATGTTGGAGATATTGGTCGTGTTGTCCGTCTGGAGCGCGCCGATATCCAGCAGGGCTTGCGACAGGTCGGGCTCGATCAGGTCAAACCGAGCAAGGATCGCATCGATAAGAACATCCCGCTCGGTGTCGGTGTAAGGCCCGGGCATTATGCGAGCCCCGCAGCTTGAGCGGCCATCGTGGCATTGCTCACGTCAGCGGCGGCAGCGGCGCCAGTCTGCAGCACATTGGCCGTCTGCAGCAGATCATTGACCTGATCGCCCTTCACCTTTTCTTCCTCCTGCTCGTCATCGGTCTTGAACCATTCGGGTTCAGCGCCAGCACCGCGCACAGCGTCGATCGTGGCACGACGCATGTCGAACAGCTTGGCAATGGAAGCGTCGCCCTGCGCGCCGGCAGCGACGAGCTGGACCGACTTCTCGAACGATGCCACGACCTTTTGGCCTTCGGCATCCTTGAGCGGGCTGGTGAAGGTGAAAGCAACGTCCTGCTCTTGCAGCTCTTCGGGAAAAATGCGCGGATCGATATAGCCCAGGTTGACGGCCATTTCGAAACCCACGCCCAGCAGCGGCGAATGGTACTGGCTATCGATGGGGTTGAAGAACGGCAAAGCGGCCCGGCGAAACTCTTCGGTGCGGACCATGACTTCCAGCTCGCGCATTTCGCGCACGTTGGGCAGATAGAGCTTGTTCAGCAACCATGCTTCGGCGAGCAGCGAACGCACGTCCTGCTTGAGCTGCAGCCCGGTTTGAATGCCTTGGCCGGTTTCGATTACCTGCATGGCGTTGCGAATGTCACGGTTTTCATCGAGATCAACCGACGTGAAGCCGCCTGCATAGAGGTTGATATCACGCACGAACACGTCGGACGCGCCAACCATCGGGGGATCGACAGCCTTTTCGCCCTGCTCGAGAATGACAATAGCCATGGCTTGAAGCATGCGGGCATCGGGCAGCGAGTTGATGGCGGCCGGCGAGAAACCCCAAGGCAGGTTTGACAGCGTGCGATACCGCGGCACGACATAGTTGAAAGTCTTGCTGCCCAGCTCGTTCAGAATTTCGCGATGGGTCGGGTCGATATAGACCGAGATAAAACCATGCTTGTGCTTGCGCAGCATCTTGTGGTCGTCGCCGTACAGTTCCTCGATCGGCATCAGGATATGCACGATGGGGAAAGTCTTGGTCGGCTCCTTGGTGGCGCAGCGCTCGATATCCTCGTGCAGCTTGCCGGTCCATTTTCCCGTTTTGAACTTCTGTTTGATGTTGCGGGCCTGCATGTTCATCTTGCGATGCAGCGCGTTGACCTTGCCGCTATCGTCGACCATCCATGCGCAGAGCTTGGGGTGCCAGCAGCGCGTTACCAGATGGTTGCGCGACGGCGCCTCTTCCCATGACAGGACGGGATTACCGAACGCGACCCAATCGTGATCCGCCTCTTTGGTTGCGACATCAAAGCCAGTGCGGGGATCGCGGACGATATTGCGAAGGGCCTGCGTTGCAGTCTTGAGCGCTACGGCATTGGCTGGCCGCTTGTCCCGCTCTTCGTCGCCGGTCCCGACTTCGAACCATTCACCCTGGCGCAGCATGGAGTCGATGGCGTTGCCCAGCGTTTCGCGGGAGTTGACCGGGAACGAGTCCGACAGATGCGCGCCGAAGTCGCTGCCAAGGTGCTGCTCGGAGGTGAAGTCCGCGCGGATGGGGTAAAAGTTCTCGGCAATCTCTTGCGACATGGAATCCCAATGGCGCTTGTCGGAGAACAGCGAGCCCGAGATTGCAGTCAGTTCATCGGCGCGGGAGTCGGACATTATGCGGTGCTTCCGAGAAAACTGGACTGGTACGCCTGCGTGCCGGGATTGCCGACGAGGTTGGTCGATGATCGACCCGACCGCGTGATGACCGCCTCGCGACGCTTGCGGGCAGACTCGATCTGGGCTGGTGAGTTGTAAACCGGCATGATCGCGGGCTTGTCAGCGGCATATTCGCCGGTCACTGGCGTTGGGCTGGCCGCCGCCATGGCTGCGCTGACAGCGCCAGCGCTCTTTGAGCCAAGAATGCCCCCGCCGCCGCTCTTGTTGTTCTTCACGCCGCCCATCGCCTATCTCCTTTTGCCGGCCCGTTTCGCTTGAGAATGGCCGAGGTTGACTTGTGGCGTGGTGTGCCTTTGCGCCGATGTCTCAGCATTAGCCTTTTTGATCACCGTTGGGAACAGGTCGGTTATCGCGAAGACGGCAGCGTCAACGCGGTTGGGGGACCGCTCGCCGGCATATCCAGAAGTCGTCATCAGAACCATTTCGTCTTCGAGCGCTTTAAGGCCAGGCATATGCTCGACCTTGGCCGCTTCATAGAGCGCGGCGATCGGTTCGGCTCGAAGGTATTTGCCGCGGCTTGAAAACACAGCCCGGTAAGGAACGGTGATCTGGGCTTCCGCCGCCGCCGACTGGACGACGAACCGAACCATGTCGCCGCCGAAGTTGGTTTCGCCGACCACGCGATCAGCGCCCCAGCGCTCGAACACCTGAACGACAGTCTTGCCCCACTCGCCAGGCGAGCCCTTCATAGTGGCATCTTCCAACACCAGCACCTTGCCGTTGGCGCGCAGTCCGGCCGCCACGATACCGATCTCGTCACGATGCGCGTCATCAACACTACTGGCGCCCGAAGGATCGACGGCCACGACAACACGGATGAAGTCGCTCATGTCGACCTCTTCCGTCTCGCCGATGCGCTGCTGATCAATCAGCTCGTATGACCAGAGCGCCGCTTCGCCCAAATCGCCGAACTCACCATAGCGAAATCGCCTTTGCTGGCGCTCGGATAGCCCGCCGAGAACCGTCTCGACATAGCCATCGGCAATGTTCTCGACATTATCGTCGGGGTTCATCTTGAGGAAATTGTAATTTGCCGGATCAGGAACGGGCCGGCTGGTGTCTGGCGACTTGCGCTCGATGAAAAGCTTATAGGTCCAGTGGTTCTTGTTAGGCGGGTTTTGCGTGTAATAAGCCTTGAGCCGCAGCCCGGGCAGACGCGGTAGGCCCTTCTTGCCGTCCATATCTTCCGGGTTTGGCCGGCTTGTCTTTTGAGCAAGGCGGGTGATCAGCGTTTCGCGCGATGCCCATGGGATTTGCGAGCATTCTTCCAGATCAAGCGTCGCGAACTCCATACCAAGGATCTTCTCGGTACGGTCCTTGTCGTCGAGGCCGGCATACCAAACCTCAGAGCCGTTCGGCAGCTTGTAGTGGTTCTCGGACTTGAGGTGCTGGATCGATCCCTTCAATTCAGGGAAGCAAAGTTCAATGACTTTGGGGATGGTATCGGCAATGACCGAAGCCTTGACGTGCGATAGGCGGAAGCGCGCGATCAGGTGCCGGGAGTTGGGGCAGTAGATAGCTCGAGCGAATAGGGCGCGAACGGCAAAGAAGCTCTTGCCCGAGCGCGACCCGCCAAACAGCAGGATATGAGTAGCATCACCACCGATGATGTCGGTGGCGACCATTTGCTTTTTGGTGAAATGAAACGTCACTGCGTTTCGCCTTCTCCGGCCTTGGCGTCGTCGGCTTTCAATTCCAGCGCTTCGGCCAAGGCGCGTTTGAGCGCGACCATCTCGGCGTACATTGTCGCCACCTGATCCAGCGCTGCGTTGCGCTGGCTGGCCAGGATAGAATACGTGTCTTCGGGGCGCGTTGTGATCTGCATATTGTCCTCTTATGCGGTGGTCAGGTTGTTAATCAGTCCGTAATTGGTCAAGGCGGCAATCAGAGAAATCAGCGCTGCATTGCCGCCCTGTGAGCCTGACACTGTGGGCTTGGCCATTGGGTTGTTACCCTGAAAGCCGACCTGGCCGTTGAGCTTGGTTGATCCAAGAACGCTCAAGGGGTGCTCGAAGGGGGCGCCGTTGATCGAGGTAAGGCCGGCCGCCATGCCGATGTTAGTTTTGTAGACGCCCGACCCCCAGCTTTCCAGATAGAGCGCGCCGCCATCCCGGTTTCCCTGCAGGTGGGTATTGCCCATGGTGTCGGCAAAGACTTGCCCACCCAGCCTGTCAGCACCGGACCCATTCACATATCGCCACTCAATAGACGAGCTGGCGGTATTTGGAGCGAGTCCAAGCGCGCCGGCCGAAAGGGCGATCTTGACAGCCCCGTTCTGGATATAAGTCCCAACGTCCCACCGGAAAGGCCCGCTGATGCCGATCGGCGCAATCTCGATCGCCTTGGTGAAGCCCGTCCCCTCGCCCAGACTGTCGCCGATGAGATAAAGGCCAATGGCATTGGAGGCAGTATTCTTGATGTTTATGTCCACCTCAATGCCGATCAGCGTGGCCGCAAATCCATTGTCATTGCAGAGCGGGTTCATGCCAAAAACATTGATGCCAGCCACGCCAGCATTTGACTCCGCATACACGCCAACGGGCGGCGTGAGTGTGGTCGCGCTCTTGGCGTAACCTGCAATTGCCTGGGCATGCCAATAAGCGCTGTCAGCCGGTGCCGAAACCGTGCCGGTGATGGCAGACGGAACGGGATGGATCGAGTATTTCGTCGGCCCATATCCGCCAATGTCCGCAGTCACGCCGGTAAAGTTGAACCCGAGGCCGCGCCCGCCGCCGTTGTTATCCCATGCGTTGATGCCGGATGGGTTCTCGCCGAATGTGACGACGGTGCCTTTGGCGTTGAACGAACCGGAGCCCGAGTGCTTCAGGTCCACTCCCGCGCCGCGAACGAGTGTCTTGCCCAGAGGCAGGGTGATGGCGGTCGTGGTGTTGGTATAGGTGCCGGGAATGCTGATGCTGACATGCGAATATGCGGCGAAAAGCGTCGCCAGCATCGGCCCCGGGTTATTGCCAGGCGCAACGCCAAACCAAGCGATATCAACGGCGCCGCGGTAGTCTCGAACCCATGCGCCGACAGTTGCGGCAATGTCCGTCGCCTTGATGTAAATGCCCTCGGCAGTATCAGCGGCCACGCGGGCGGCATAGTCCCCGGCACGCCAGACAAACACGCCTTCGCGTCCGGGCTCGGCCAGCGAAACGCTAGTGACGACAGCAGGGTCGAGCAATTTGATCGCAGCTCGGTCAGCAGCAAAATTTAGATTGATCGCCTGCCTGGTGCGCAGCGGCGACATGCGCGTATCATTGTTCGTGCCTCCCTTTGCCTGGGCCTCGGATGAGGTCATGACCGTGCCTTCGCCGGCCAAGAAATTCACAGAGTCGACGCGAACCTGCCGTCCACCCGAGAACATGATGACGTAATTGCCGGGGTCAGATGGATCAACGTCATCGGCGTAGGGGATTGCCTCTTCGGGAACATCGGGGAAACCGAGCGTTGCAATGCCGTCGACCGTCACGTCGGCAACAATCAGATGGTAATCTGCCCACTGGCCGAGTGACAGGTTGGTGTACCGGAAAGCATCGCCGGGACGCATGCCCAATTCTTGCGCGTTGGTGATGTAGCCAGGCGCGAGGACATCGGCGATTGGATCAAGCCAAGTGTGAGCATAGAAGCGCAGGCCGACAGAGCCGCCCACGCCTTGGACGAGAAGGGATGGCGGGGTATCTGGATCATATGCCATGGTGCGCGGTCCATAAAATGGGAAAGCCTCCCGCGATAGATACACGCGGGAGGCTTGGAACGCTAGGCAGAGGGACGGCGGGCTGTTAACCGCGAAGCTCTACAAAAAAGGATTAGTACGACTTTCGAGCTATAGCTTTTAGCGTCCCATTTCCAAGATCAACAGCGACCCCGGAGTTGTTCGTAAACACGCACAGCGCCGTAGCGGGAGCGGTCATAAAAGCACTCAGCGTAACGCCTGCCGTCAGGTTCAACGAGAACGTTGCCGCTACTTCATCCCCCATTTCAGCGCCAGTTAACCCCGCCACGCTAGTGCTGACGGAAGCACCATTAGGAATACTAGCGGGATCATACGCCTTTGACGCGCTAACCTGCCCTTGCCGAAACATGGAGGGCTGGCTTGGAGCAAGATTACGAACTGGTGACGATATAGATGTTCCGGCTACACCGTCAGCAATACCAACTGAGACTAACGCGGTTATTGAAACAATGCGTTGTGTCTGAGCATTGTCATCTCGATTTACTACACCCTGAACAGCCGCGAAATTTGCAATGTCAGTAACAATCTGGTCACCCACACCAGCAGTTAGGCGGTTGTTTACAAGATCGGCATTTCTAATTCTAACATCGCCAACACTCTTAATTGAAATGTTTGCCGGGTTCTCGCTAAAAGTACCAGAAATTATTACTTGTCCACCAAGAGGGTTATACCCCGCGCCAGTGTTATCAATAAATATGTAATTAGACGTAGAACTTCCGCAGCGACGAATTATAGATTTTGGTGAAAGTTTGATAAAAGACACCCCCCGGCCTAATATAGCATTGGACAAACCATCCTCAATGGTGCCGTCAAAAGTGATGGATGGATAAAAACCACCAACTGCCAACCCATAAATAGACGGACCTTGGCATTTGCTAAGCACAGTTCCACGAATGTCAATTGACCCTTTACCTGTCACCCAAAAAGCAGAGCCAGTTCTCCCTGTAGGGTCCGCCTTCACAACTGCCTTTTTCATTAGTTCGATTTTGCCGCCATTCACCACAGCGCCGGGAACAAAGCAAGCGATGCCAGTACCATAGCAGTCATCAATCTGAGGGTTATTAACCACGACCCTGCTATCTCTGGTAATAGTGTTAGAAACATCCACCTCAATTGAAATGCCACCTCCGGTGACTGCGTAAGCGCCTGCGTCATCGTTGCCGCAGTTCCAAATTCTAGGGTTATCAACAAGGACTCGTGTCGAGCCATAGGCAGCAACACCAAGCCCTCTGCAATTCCAAGCGCGGGGGCGAACAATGTCAACAGACGCCGAGGTTGCCGGGTTATTTTCAACCCAGCCGGAAGTGCCGGCCGGATCAAAGTCTATCGAGTGCCCGTTGTCGTATAACGCATGCGATGTGTCACAGTCTATATCAAGGCCCTTCCCGCAACTGTGCGTGCGAATGCAGTTGACCAGGCCGTTGTAAGCATAAACGTTCTGGATCAACCAGTTGTCGCAATATAAAAAGATTACGCAGCAGTAAAAATTATCCACCAAGCTATATACATATCCTGCAGTGCCTAGCGCATTACCGTCGATTTTTGGCTTATTCGTTCCGACCAGAGAAACATTTGAAATGCGCTGAGTGTTTGACAACCCAGCAAACCGGAAAACGCTGCCAGCAGCAGTACCGGATAGCTTTATGTCATCCTCCAGCAAGACTAAGCAGTCACTAAAGTCGACCAGAATTTGACCCGACACGACATAGCCAACACCGCCAATTTTAGGGAGCCAAATAACTCCACCGCCTTTTAGCTTTACTGCATCACGAGCGAGCCGGATCAACGCCACGCAATCAACGCCAGGTGCAACGGTTCCAAACATTTGCGGAGTATAGATCGCGTCGCGCTGCTTGGCGGCGTCAATAGCCTGACGAGTGCGCAGCGGCGTCATGCTCTTGTCGTTTAGAGTGCCTGCTTCTGCCTCGGGCTGCGTTGCCTTGGTCGCGTCCAGCACCTTACCAGCAGCTTCCGGCGCGAGATCAGGAAACTCAAGCGTTCCCCAGCCGGTGTCCGGGTCAATGCTTGCGACTTGAAGATGATGGGTGTTGTCGTCCGCATCGACGTAAAGCACCGTGTCGCCAGGACGCATGCCGAGTTTGCGAGCTGTCCGCACGTAACTGGCACCGATCACCTCGGCCACAGGCGCAAGCGACTTCCATCGGAACGCGCGAAGCCCGCGAGCCCCGCCAATCCCAGATGCAATGAGAGACGGCGGGGTTTTCGGATCGAATGCCATGGCGCTTGGTTCCTTGGGAGCAGTTGCCGATCATTACCGCAAAGGCAGCGCGGCGCAAAGGTCAGGTGACGACACGCACGACGCGCACCGGGATCGAATAATTGCCGGTGATCAGCGGAACGAGCATGCCGAACGTGATCTGGCCGGCAGTCGTGCAAACAGCGTCGACGATACCAAAGCCGGCAGGTACGGCGTTGACGGGATAGACGTTGTAATTGCCGCCGACGACCGCGCCGGTCACATTGATCGTCACGCGCCGCACCGACAGCGCAAGCAGGGTTAGCCCGGTTTCGGCAATGTTGACCGTGCCCAGCAAGACATTGTTCTTGGCCGCTTGGGCGTCGAGCGCAGTTTGCAAGCCCTGCACATCGGCGATCGTATGACCGTGCGCAGATGGCGGGTAGGCCGAAGGCTTGTCGGTGATATCCGCGAAGGCGTGTGAATGAGCTGCAGGCGGGAACGTGTTGGGCTTTCCTGTTACTTCGCCCCATGGATGGCTATGCGCAGCCGGCGGGAATGTCGCTGGCTTTCCGCGCAACGCTGCCCAAGTCGAAAGAAATGAGCCGAAGCCTTTACCGCCGCTCATCAATCGCCCTCGCCATATACGAGTTCAAGGAAGCAGTTTGTCCAGGTCCAACCATCGACGCCCTCAACCGGCAGCGGGAAGCCTGGCGATGCGAACGCTTGGGCTGAAATGAACTTGGGGCGCTTGCTGGTATAGATGCCGCTGACAGATCTGGCCATGACAAGCCAACCGACACCGGCCGCGATTGCGGCAAAGCTAGCCTCTTCGGCAAACCCTTCGAGCCGAACATCGCAGGGGAGCGGGTTCACGAATTGGAACGACAGGTTTTGCGTCGACATCGGGATCTTGCCGGAGGTCGAAAACTTGTCGAGGCCCGACGTTGGCGAGATCGGCACGCGCATTGGATTGCCCAGGCGGGAGAACGAGAGTTTCGGCATCATGCACCCCGCTTGTAATAGGAGATATCCAGCGTCACGCCGTCGCCGCCGCGGATGATCTTCACCGACGCAAGAGCCGCGTCATAAATCTCGGTGTCGTCGGGAGAGATCACGCGCCCGGTTGTGGCGGTCGGATCAACCCCATCGTCGCGCCAGCGGCAGCGCTGGGAGCCGTTGTTCTGTATGTGCGCTATGGTTGCGCCAGCCGGGACCGTAAGCGCCTGCACGGTGGCTAGCTGGGCATTCGTGAGCTGCTGATATCCCATCGGAACGAGCGGCGCATCTGGCACGCCCTCCATTGAGGCTTGGCCGAGCTGATATTGCAGCAGCAGATTGGTCGCTTCTTGCGATCCGATGGCGATGTTGGGCGGGAGAACAAAGGGCATTGATCGACTCCATCGGACGAGAACCAATCAATCGCGATGTGCCGAAGCCTTCATAACATATTCGGAGAAAAGAAAAACCCACCGCACGGTTGAGGTGCGGTGGGTTTCTGGCTGGGCTGGAGGGCGACCCAGCTATAGCACGGCTATTCCTTGGCGGAAGCCTTTTCCTTGGCCTCGGCAGCGGCGGCGTCTTCGGCGGGCAGGGTGTAGAACGCGCCGCGCTCTTCGTCGGCTGCATCCTTGGGGACGCCACCAAAGTCGACGGGCTTGGCTCGGGCTCCATCGGTCAGCTCGAGACGGATGGCAGCTTTGCCGTTGACCGCGTTAAAACCGACGATGAAACCAGGATTGACGGTTTGGCCGCCAATTGGGTTTGCAGTGTGCAGCATAACGCGCTGACCGATCTTGGCGCCCTTGTCGGCAGGCTCATGAAGCGGCTCGCCGTTCTCGGCAGCGTTGCGCTCGTCCGAGGTGACGAAAGATGTTTCTGGCCGGCGATCCTGCGGGACGATTTCTTCGTTGGTCGAGTCCTCTTCGGTCGAGGTTGGCTCGCCGAACACTTCGGGGTTGGCAGATGCCAGTTCAGTTGCGGTCGGCGTGCGCTCGACCTGATTGCCAACGTCGGTGCTGGACTGTTCCTGCTTCTGCAGGTCGACATCATTGGCCTTGATGCGGGCGGCGGTATCGGTCGACTTGGGCTTGCGGTCGGTCATGATTTTTACTCCTGTTGGAGCCTCTGGCGTTCAGAACGAAACAGGGAGGCGTCCGGTTGCTAGCTGCCCGATGTTATCCGAATTCCCATCACTCCGAAATCCGTCATTCCCTGACTGTCGATCGTCAAGACCATCTTGGCCGTCTGCGTCGCCTTCAAGCATGCTTCGAAGTTAAAGCGATCACGGCTTGTCGGAAACCGTATCTCAGGCATGGCGACGTTGGCTTCCTTGCAGGCGTATTCCAGCGCACGGCATGCGTCGATCGTGAGGGATAGTGGGTCGGCCATGGTGTCTGCCTCTTGCTTGATGTTGCCCCAGTATGGCGGCTTGCGGATTGGGGCGAACCGCTGCCGGTAGTTCATAGGATCTGCTCGATGATCCAGATCACGCCCAAGCAGGATAGCCCGGCGATGATGACGATGGCCAGCGGATGCATTGGCTTTGGCTCGGAGCGAGGAACGACAACCATTGGCGCGATCGGCGGCGCATACTTGGCGCCCAGATCGGCCGGCGTGGGATTGGTGCGTTCATACTCGCGCCGAGCCAGCATCATTTGCCGTTCAAGCTCCAAATCATACGGGCTCTTGCCCCACAGTCTCATTGCCTGTTCTCCTTCGGCGTCAGGCCAAGGATTCGTCCAATCTCTTCGAACGAATAGCCCTTGCGCTTGTACGCCCGGTAATCACCCCACAACTCAGCCGGGACGACATAGCCGCGTTTGTATCGAGCGCTGTCACGAGGAAGCTTTGAGGTTATGCCCAACTTCCACGCCGTGACATGAACAGACTTGAGACTGGTGCCGTTCGCATCTGCGATATCCTTTGGCTGCATCCGTCGCGCATATCCATCACGAACAGCGCGCGACAAAGCGGAATCTCCCTGGCTCAAAGCTATCTTGTGCTGCGAAGCCAGCGACCGGATATAGGCGTGATCCACACCGAGCATCGCAGCCATTGGCTTGCCGCGAACGCCAAGGCTTGCCAGTTCTCGGATATAGGCCACAAGGCGCCATGTCCGAGCCTTGTGCCCTGGCCTCATTCCGGTGCCTGCTGTTTTAGGGCGGCCCATGCAGCCTGGTACAACGGCAGTTTGTCGCGTCTCGACAGATCGTCCCATGTCAGGCCGTCGGTGTTCTCCCGATCGTACTTGGCTTTGGCGGCGGCATAGGCTGCAGCGCTGGCAACTTCGTCTTCGCCATGAGCCTCATCGGTGCTGAGGTGATAGATCGTTGCCATCCCCTATCTCCCCATTGGTGGGTTAAGAGCGGCGAGGAGGATGTCACGCATGGCGATAGGGCCTACACCGCCTCCGTACCTGTCGCATTCGTCCATGGCTCGCTCAACCATAGCCTCTGTCACATCCGCTGTGACGCGGCGGGCATCCAATGCGAGGCTTATTTCGTCGGCCAGGATGAGCAGTTGTTCTTCGCCGGTCGAAATATCGGTGCCGATGGTCGATACCAAATCAACAAGGCAGAACGGATCGTCAGAGCCGACGAAAATCATATTGGTTAGGTTGTGATGCCGCATCGTATCATAGATGGCGCACCACTCAGGGCCGCGTTCTTTGCGCAGTTCATCGCTTACGGTGGTATTGGCTTGGTCGGTCATGGGGTGGCCTCTGCGCGGTCTTCATCAGACCTTGTTGCCTCGTTTGCTGCTAGGCCACGATCAGCATAGGGGTTTACCCATGCCCAGCCTTTCTCTGTCATTCGACCCCAATCTTCCGTATTCAGGGCGTTAGAAGCTCGCGTGGCAATCGCGTCGTCTAGGGTCAGGGCTTGCAGTTCTTCAAAGGTTAGGTGAAGCCCCTTACCTTTTGCTTCGGCCACCATGATTGCGATGTAAACGTCTCTGGGCCTTCCTGTCGTCGTCATGATGCGTCTCCAGAGGATAGGGCGGATAAAATTCGGGCGGTGAAATCGGCCTGAGCGGCGGCTTTGGCAGCGTCGAGCGTCTGACCCTCGGCGTGCTGATGGTCGCTACGGAATGACCACCCGCCGTCATCGTAGGCGAAGTACAATTCGCCAAACCCGTTGTCGGCATAGACGCCGTGATCGCCGCCTTCGGGCTCCCACTCCAACTCCCGCACGCGCGGTCCTGCAATATCGGTCATGGGGCGGCACTCCGGGCGATGGCCGCATCGATTTCAGCAAGGGTCTGTCGAGCATCCGCCTCATCTTTGGCCGATATTCCTGGAAGCTCAGGCCCAAGCTCGACCCACTCGCGGGCTTTTTTAAGTGCGTCCAACAACGCCTCCGTCTCCGCCTTTACGGCTTCCTCCACAACAGGAGGGTTGGCGAGGGCAAGAATGCGCTTGGCAATGGCTCGATGTAAGTTCCTGTCGTGTTCGTCCATCATAGGCCAGAGACCGGGCTCAATTTGCGCTGCACATCGTTCGATTAGGTCTGCCGCCACTTCGGGCTGCGGCTCTGGAGCGGGGGTGGCGACAGGATAGGCCGTTGCGTCAAACCCGGCGTCGTTCTTGACCTTATTCCGGGCATGGAACCACTCAAGAGGCTTGGACAGCACCCGGTTCACTTCGCGGGTTTCTGCTTCATCGGCGCTTAGTCCCGCAGCGGCGGCAAGTGCTAGAACCGTAACACCCAGCCCGCCCAATTCCTGGACTAGCTCTCCCGGCTCCTTGGCAAAGATATAGTCGATGAGCTTGTGGGCTGTTCCCGCATTTCCGGCTGTCGCCTGATACGCCTCGATAGCCTCTTCGAGCATGCGCAAACCGCGCTGCGGAACAGAAGCCTGGTGGTCCGCCCCGAAGGCAGCCGCGCACCATTCCGCAACCGTTGTCTGTCGGTCGTCGCGTGTCTGCAGTTCACTCGTCTTGTTCACAGCGCCTCGCATTGGGGTGGAGGGGATGATGGGGTTGGGAATCGCGCTATCGCCGTTCATGATGTGAACCCCAACCGTTGATGTGCCCAATCTCATGGCGCAGGACGCGCTTGAAGGCGTCATCGCTCAGATCGTCGCGGATGAAGATCGCGTCTAGCCAGTCAATGGTGCATCCGAGCTTATACCTGGGGGCGCGCTCGACCCCGCAAGTCGCATCAAATTGCTCTTTTGGCAGCACGTCGACGGTATATGCCACAGTCGGCGCGTGATCGTATTGCGCGGGCGGCAAAGCCACAAAGCCAGCGATCATGGCGTAGGTAATGAGCTTGATCATGCCAGCACCGCTATTGTCACGGCGAACCACAGCACGGCCAGGCCGATCAGGATTAGCACGACAGGCACAATTGAGCCGCCGAACAGATCGGTTTCGGGGCGAGGATAAAACTCTTCCATCACGACACCACGAACCAGATGACGCCGAGAACGAGCAGCACTACAGCGACAAACCCAAGGGCAAGCGCGCCCTCTTGATGATCGTGGCTAGCCAACTCTGTCGCCTCTTCGGCGGTCATACCGTTGGCATCGAGCATGTCGTCAATTTCAGTCATCCGGGCTTTCATCACGGCGCGGCCAGGATCGTAGTTAGGTTTGTTGTCTTGCATTTTCCGTTGCCCTCCAGCGGCAAAGGTTGGGGTTAAGTTATGGGCGGGCGCCCAAGGCATTTTCTGTGCGGTCGGCCAGCGCCTCGATGGCAATGTCGATCTTGATATCGATCAGGGCTTCGATTGCAGCGGCTATCTTATCCGAGACGGCCTTTGCTGTGTTTGGCGGGCTGTTGCGATAAAGCTCACGCTGCAGATCAGCGCGAGCAGCGGCAATGGCTTTGGCTTGTTCGGCTGTCACGGATTTGCCTCCTTGGCTGCAGCGCGGCGCTTGCGCATCAGCTCGCGTTGATAGATTTGCCGCGGCGTCGGATCAGCGACCGGCTTGCGTCCGCGCTTTGATGTGGAATTGGTATCGACGGGCAGGGCTTGAGTACCTGCTGACTTAGCGGACGCATGTCCCGATGTTTCAGGGGGCGCGGGAGTCTCGCTCGGGGACAGTGCACGATCCCCAGCCGCCATTTTTCCTACGCGCACGTCCTTCCGTGCTGCCGTCGATTTCTTTGCAACAACATCGATCACCTTGACGGAAGGTGCCGCGATCTGCGCAGGGCTATCGCCCCAAACATGAGCGACGCCAGCGTGACGATGGTTGCAGATATTGCAGAGACGATGCTGATTGGTCATGCGCCAATTGTTAGCACGTCTGGATTTGTTAGCAAGCGAATTGTTAGCTACATAATCCCTTCGTCAGCCGCCTGAAACACCACGTTGATCGCGCCGTCAATCGAACCGGAATGCTCCAATCGAGCGCCGTACTTCTTAGGCAGCATGCGTTCAGCCAGCCATTGCCGGGAGGCAACGCGCACTCGAGCCCGCGCAGGATCTGGGTCGGTATCAGCAATATATTGGCACTCATCGGCGTTGGAATGGGCCTGTGCCTCGCGTGCGCGCGCGTATTTGGTAGCGAAATCTGCATCCCTCTCGCACCAATCGAACACGGTTCCGCGGTCTGGCATGTCCTTATCCTCGCAGATTTGGCGCAGGCTTTCCCCGTTTGCGAGGCGTCGGCAGATGAGTGCGCCGAGTTCCAGCGTGTAGGATGGCGGGCGTCCGGCGAGGCGGGGCTTGTCAGGCTTGTTGAGCTTGATGGTTGTTGTGCGGGGTGTTGCCGGGGTTTTGGCTGGCTTGCGCTTTGCGGCGGTCATGATGCGAGGCCCTTGAAACAAATGCTTGAGCCGTTGGTGACGGGGATGCGCTTTGTTTCGACGATAACACCGTCTTCGATGAGTTTTTCGACGTCGAGCCCGGCTTTGCGAGCATGGGCCAGTAGCGCGGGGCTGTAGAAGAATGGCGATTGCATAAGCGGGCGATGGACGCGAAGCCAGGCATCCATATCGGCCGGCGAGATATCAGCCGTTGCGCGCGGGGTTTTCATCATTGCAGCGCCCCCACTGGTAGGATCAGGGACGATTGCATGCCCTTGCCCGACTGGATTCCGTGGTCGATGCAACTGACAGCCATTTCCCGAAGCTCACCCTTGGTCGGCGGGAACGGGGCTTGCGAGATACCGAACCCGGCGCAGAACGCGAGGACGCCGATCACCTCGTCTGGCGTCATCGGGGAAATTCGCAAAACCGCTTGCACCGTGAGGTTGATTTCATGGGCAAGGCGAACGGCTTTTTCGTCGGCTGGCGCGTGGGTAAGCATGGGTGATGTGCCTCGTTTCGATCAAATATACCGCAAGAATGGGTCGGCTGCAGGATTTTTTCGCCAGTCCCAAACTGCCCAGCAATGGTTCTCCATAGGACCGGCCGCCTTCTGCTCGAGGTTGGCCCATCGGATCCGCTGCGTCAGCACATACTTGCCGGCAAATTGCGGGCAGTTGCCGAACACATGCTGTCGAGTCTTGCCCGCGTCGAACGTCAAGGGCAGGAGCATTGCAACCTTGCCGCCGTTGCTCTTTGTGAGAGCCAGCGCCATTTCGATAAACTTCATGGCCAGCCGCCCGCCATGCCCGAATGGCGGATTGGTGACGATGTTATCAGCATCCTCGAAAGCAAAGAAATCCGCGAGGATAATGCCCGGGGCATCCGGCTCAATGTCGCTGCCAAAGCAACCCTTATAACCCTTGGCCTGCAGCACATTGAGGATATGCCCCGCTCCAGCAGCCGGATCGATTATCGGGCCATAGAACTGTTCGCGATCGAGCAGCGCTTCCGTCACCCATGCCGGGGTGAAATACTTCTCATTGCGCTGTCGCGCATATTCTGGACCGTGCTTGCTCACTGGCTGATCTCCGCCGCAATACGATCGTCAGGCGACCAGACCGATATCCACACTCGCACCTTGGGTTGATCCTGGCGCTTGGCGCGGCGCAGTTTGGCTAGGAATGCTGCAACGCTCATGACCGCACCACGGCAACGCGTTTGCGCTCATAGCCAGCCCGCAAGGTCAGCGTGACAGTCTTGGGGTCGCCATACTTGCCCCAGGCTTTGCGCCCGTCCTGCATGTCGATCTTAACGCAGGTGATGGTGGTGAAGCCTTGGCGCGAATGATACGAGCGGCCAAAATCCACCTTGCCGATCTCGCCGGTTGCCGCGGTAAACACCCGCCTGACTTCGTTGATTGAGCCTGATATTTCCTGCGTCATTTGTCCCAACTCGCTTTCGTTGTGTATGGACCATCTGGGCTTGGCTCAGTGCGCCCGACCAGGTTGAGGTGAGCCGTGTTGCGCCGACTGCCGATGCCGTTGGTCGGCGATCCAGTTGCGGCCGGCGACCCGTTCAGCAGCTCGATACGGCGCTGCTCCTGAAAGCTCGTCATGCTGATGCTTTCCATAGTTCAGTTTCCTTTCCCGATGCAGGCCGGCCGATCATCGATCCGCCCGCAGAAATACAATCTCTTGCCGTCTTTGGTGTCACCGAACGGGGCGCCTTCCCAGCGGCATACCTCGCAAAAATGGATGCTGGCGCGAGGGCTGATCGTCTGGCCGTCCTTGACGTAATCCGGCCCGCTACGGCGCAAAACTGAGGGGCTCAATCGTCACCGCCTGCCCAGCCGTCGCCGTCATTGTCTGGCGCGGTTTCGTGGGGCGCATAGCCAAGCATTCGAGCGAGAGTAATCGACATAATGACCTGCTCATTGATGGTCAGATAGTTGTCGGCAAGCACTCGGTCGTGCATCCGCATGCGCTCGCGGTCCGCAACCAGCTTCGCAGCTATCTCGGCTTCGGTCTTGGCTGCTTGTGGCTGGTTTACGAGTGATCTCGCCAAAGCCATTTCGTATGTTTCGGGATGGTTTGTGCCGGTGATGTCGCTCCAAACGCCGGTCATGAAATGCGGCCGAGGCGCGGCGCCTTAAACGAATTGCCACCATCCAGTTGCGCAATATCACCCTGGCTAATCGCGACGCGAATCTGCTCGACCGGCATATAGGCCAGCGACCGCCCATCCGGCCCGACGCCCTTGGCTGCGATAACCTGATCCTGCTCGGCATTGGTCAGGCCGCGAAGGTTGACCATGCCTTGGCCCCAGTCCATTTCCAAAAGTCCGTTGTGGAGCGGCGGGCCGCTATTGCTGGCACGGCTGTCGAGCGCGCGCTGCCACTGGCGGGCGTTCTCGGCAACTTCGGCCGCAGCAGGCGGGAACGAGTTATTGCGCTCCACGCGCCCCGATTTGAATTGCTCAACTGATCGCGTCAGGGCTTCGAGTGAAACGTCCTTGGTCGCATCGCAATAGGTTTCGACATGCGACATTTCAAAGACCCCCGCCATTGAAGGCCAGCCTTCGAACAGGGTGGTTATCTGCACTTTCCTCGCCGCCAAATCCTTCATTCTCAATCTCCTGTCGAAGCTGCTCACGAACGAGCGCCAAGCCTTTCAGTGGTTTTGCTGCTGCCTTGTTGGCTGGCAGCTCGTCGATCGCCTTTTGAACCCAGTTGCGCCATGCCGCGAACCAGTCGACCTTTGCGCCCTTGGCACCAGCATTGATGGACCAGTCCCGCATTTTTTGGGCTTCGAGTAGGATGCGGTCGCGTGGCAAACCTTGTTCTAAAGCCCATTCTCCCATCGCCTTTGGTAACACCCAATTTTCATCAAGGCGGGTTCCTCGTTTGCGGGTTGAAGCCGCTTGCGGCGCTACCGAACGAAGTGAGGTATCTTCTTCTTTATTGGTAATGGATATGGAAGTGGTAGTGGAAGCAGTCGCGGGGCTATGCTCAGACTTAGCGTTCGCAGGTGGTGACGTGTTTGTTTTCCGATACTTAGCACGCGCGCTGTCCGAAGCCTTCTTTGATCTAGAGCGAGCCTTTTCCAACTCGTCGAGCAGTCGGCCCTGCGTCAAACGACCGTTTTCGACCTTGAAGAAATGACCAATTGATTGCCGCATCGATGCCCATTGCTTCGGTCCCAAGCGGGTAAATCGAGCGAGCTTTGCGTCGTCATCTGGAAGCGATCCACCGGCCCGCCACATCGCTATGAGCAGCAGAAGATACGCGCCATGCTCAAGCGTCGTCAGCTCGGTCGTGTCTGCTAGATAGGCGTCGGTCCATAAAGGAAACGCCGGAAACTCGGCCATGATAAATCCAATCCATCTTGCGATGAACCAAGCCGGGAGCGTTGCATTGGACAAGGGAAGCCCGTATAAAATCGGGCAATCGAATATCAAACGCGGCTTCTATCCGCTTTGGTTCAGGGCGTCGGGAGGTGGAACTCTCGGCGCCCAATCTTTTTGCGCTGTTAGCCGCGCGTCGTCAAGTGTTGAAGCTTTGCCCAGGTTGCCGAGTGCATGACGAGCGTGTCTCCCATGCGGTAGGCATCAGGAATTGCCCGCTTCACCATCTTGACGTTCTGGCGGAAGCCGCGACGACGGCGACGAATGGCGCGCGACGGCGAACGAACACCCGACCAATCCTCCTCCATCTTAGCCATCGTCACATCGTCAATGATAACTCGCAGCCCGCCATAGAGCAGCATAGCTAGTGGATACCTGCTGCTGCGTTCTTCTCAGCGACCTTGGCCGACTGAGATTTCTTATTGCTCGGAGCCTTGGCGAGAACCTGTTCGCCTTCGGCCTGCTCGGCTGCTGTCTGGGCGGCGATCGCCTCTTCAAGATCGATCTGGGCGCCGCCGTTGGCTGGATCGGACGCGGGATCTGTATCGGTCTTGGCGTCGAGTTCGGCTTGCGAGCGGGGCTTGCCGGCTGCAGCCTCGGCCTTGCGGGCAGCTCGAGCCTCGGCCTTCAAGGCTTCCTCGGGGAATAGCTCGGCCTGTTTCGAACCAAGCACCTTGAGCGTCAGTTGCAGATCGCGCAGCCAGGCGTCGCGCTCGCCCTTGGTCTTGTCCTTGATCAGCCGAACCGCCGTCGCATAGGCGTTGCTGTCGAGCCCTAATTCCTTGATCCGGGCGCGGCTTTCGGCTCGACCTTTGTTCTCGATCTTGGATCGCTGGTTGCGGGCCGCGTATTCCTGGCCCTGTTTGAAGATCGTTGCTTCGATCTGCTGGCCCGCCTCGTCGGTAAGTCTGTCGCCGTCATCGTTCACGAATTCATTTGCCATTGGCATCACACCGTTCCTTTATCGGTTTCGATCCTGACAGGATTGCCCGCGGCTTCCATGACGCGGAGCTTCAAAGCAGCAGACGGATCAATGCCGCCGCTTGATTTCCAATCGACAATGACGCGCTCGCCATCCTCGACATAGACAAAATCGGCCTCGTAAGTGGCGAATTTGCAGGGGAGTCCATTCTTGCCGATAGTCATCAACGGGAATGGGACGTGAGCCTCGAGGCCGGAGATTTCCCCGGCCCGCTGGCGCAGCAGCAGCTTGGAATAATGGTTCGCTTCCCCGATGCTGTCGAATCTGGTGAAGTCCATTCGTCCACAGCCCATGCACTGGGCAGGCTTGGCGCCCTTGTGATGAACGCCGCAGCCATTGCAGCGGTAAACCTTGACGGCCCGCTTGCCAATGTCCGAGCCGTTCTGGCGACCGATGCGCGTCCAAGCCTTGCCCGCAGCCATTAGGATTGTTCCAGTGCTTCGGCTAGGGATATGGCGAGACGGCCAAGAGATCGAAGCTCGGATGCAGAGAACGTCCAAATGCCGGAAGATGATCCGAACGTAGTGCGGAATTTCAGGTTAACGCCACCGTCATAAACACTGTCGACCTCAGCACGCCCATAAACACCCGGCACGATGACCTTGCGCGTTACAGTCTCGGTGCGAACAGGCCCGGCCTCTTGGGTTTCGGCGACGTGCAAGAGGTATTCAGCCGAATGGCAGCCAGCCTCCGGGTCAATGATCGAAGTCCCTCCCAGGTTGACCGCTGCAATCTTGAACGGCCAGCCTCTGAAATATTTGTTCAGAGAGTCGGTCAGGTCGCGATAGCGATAGACCTCATCGCCGACGTTGAACTTGCTCATTCCGATTTACCTTTCCGAGCAACATGGGCGTCGATCAGGCGGAACACATAGCCCTGCAGGGTGCGCCCGTCTTTCTTCGCCAGTTCCTTGAGCGCATCATACGTTCCGGCCGGAACACGCACGCTCATTTTCACATCGTCCTTGTCCACAAGCGGACCTCCATATTGCAATTCGCCAAATCACCATCGCAGATTTGTTGCGGCTTGTAAAATGCAATCAGCCGCAAAATACATATTGACGCCGCCGCAAATCGGTGGTCAGTATCAGGCATCGGAACTGGAGCAACGATGATGGACCAGGTGATCAAACAAATCGAAGCCGCAGCCGGGAACCCGGTCTATGTCGGCGCCATCCCTGGCACGTCAGACTATCCCCGGCCATGGGCAACCGTGCGCCATGATGGCCTGCGCGTCGAGGTGATGTGCGCTGGTGAAACCAAAGAGGCTGCAGTCGCGGCTCTGTTTAAGGCGGTGATCGAATGAAGGGACTACAGTGGATTGGCAAGCAGGCAGCTCAGAGCGCCGTGGTTTGCCTGAATAGTGCGGCAATAAACCGGCGCTGTGCGGTCGAGCTTCGCGATCCTTGGTGGCTGACATCGGCTCGGAAGTCGGTCGAGTTTGCCCGACGCGAGCGGATTACCGCGGCTCGGTGCGGATGGAAGCTGCCATGACCATAAAGATCATCATCGTCTCAATCATCGCCCTGCTGTTTTTCATGGCGCTTTGGGATTTCACCAGCACCACAGAGGCAACCGCCACCTGTCAACAAACGCACTCGAATGACGTGTGCGAACGGAGCATTCAACCATGAACGAAAAACTGGACGACATCGGCCCTTTCAGCATGGGGCCGCTCGAAGCAACTGTCGCCATCGTCACCGCACAAGGGCGCATGGCATCGGGAGAAGACTTGCTGTCCGCGATCAAGTCCGTCTATTCCACCATCGTCGGGCTGACATCGGGCGCCCCTGCTATCGTGGAAGATGAGCAGCTTGTGCCAGCCGTGCCGATCAAGAAGTCGGTGCAGCCAGATTTCATCATCTGCCTTGAAGATGGGCAGAAATTCAAAAGCATTCGCCGACACATTGGAAAGCTTGGCATGACACCGGAACAGTATCGGGCAAAATGGAGCTTGCCAGCCGACTATCCAATGGTTGCGCCAAACTATTCGGCGGTCCGTTCACAACTGGCCAAAGACAACGGGCTTGGCACCAAGCGTTAGAACCCAACCCATCGACCCCGCAGCGGGCCGATGCACTGGGCGCTATTGCTCAATCACGAGGCACACCATGAACAAAATTTTTTCCATTCTCGCATTCTCCGCATTGATGATCGCGCCCACCATGGCACAGGAAGCGACGGCACTATCGCAATCGCTTTCCCAGTCTGGCGCCGTGGTCAACCAGAACAGCACCAGCACCCGGCAGGCGCCCGGCGCTTATGCCCCCGGCCTTGCCGCCGCTGGCATCGAGACTTGCACATCGTCGGCGTCGTCCGGCATTTCCGGCCCAGGCTTTGGCATTTCGTTCGGCAGCACTGGCGTTGACGAAGGCTGTGACGCGCGGCTCGACGCCCGAACGCTGGTCGGTGTTGGCTTGAACGTCGCCGCGATCCACCGGCTTTGCGAACGCCCCAAGATGGCAATCGCGATGTACAATTCGGGTCAGTTCATTTGCCCGCAGTATGCCGACCGTGCCGGCGTCAGCGCGGCGCCCACGACCCAGCGCATGCGTATCTCTGACATGCCCAGCGGCGCCCAGTACCGCACCGCAGACGGCGTGATCCACACCAAGCCCTGATAACGCCTTCCTGGCTGTCCGCTGTGGCAGCCAGTGAGGTGGGATTGGCCCATCGTTAAGAGGATTGAACTATGAACATCAAGACCATGATCGCTGCCGTTGCCCTGTCTGCTCTTGCCTTTGCCGTTCCTGCCCAGGCTACCGACGTTCATTTCGGCGCCTTCGGTGCATTCGGCGGCGTCGTGCTGGCTGACGGCTCTGGCACGTTCTCGGCTACCTTTGCCCAGGGCGGCGAGTTTGGCGGCGGCGAATCCTTCGGCAAGACCGAGGCCTTTGCCAATGCAGCATCGAACTTCCGCGTCGACATGGGCGGCGTGCAGGCTGGCTTCTCCGGCAACTCGGGGTCGGCTTCGACCTCGGGCTCGCTGGTGAACGGCAACGGCGCAGCTTGGAACCAGACGGGCGGCGTTGGCGCTGGCTTTGCAGGCGTCGGCGGCGTTGCTGGCGGCGGCATCGGCTTCGTCGGCCACTAAGCTGGGCAGTTCCAATCTACCCCAGCGCGCACAACCCCGCGCGCTGGGAATTACCGCAGGGAAGGGCAACGACAAATGAACATGCGCGTCATGGACCTCGACGGTCTAAGCGACAAGAACGGGCGGGCGGCCACGACGAAGCTGGAGTTTCGCTTGATCGACGCGATAGGCAAGATTTGGTATTTGAACATGGTCGACCTGACCAAGCGCACCGACAATCCCGGCATGGCTTGGAGCGGCACCGAGAAGCAGGCTCACAACGTCCGGGCGAAATATCCGCACACACGAGATCTGCCGCTCGTGCGAAAATCTTACGGCAAACAGAACCCACATTAGGCTGGACACCGGGCGCTGAACGCGCTCAAATGAATGGGCAGGGAGCGCGTCAACGCTCAACCTGCCCGATACCAAGCTTGGCTGGAGCGCTGCTTGGAAGCCCAAACATAAACGGGCGTCCTTTAGAATTCCAGTCCCAGATTTAACAAAGGGACGATCATGGCTAACCAATCAGATTACGCCTACTGGCGCCGCGAACTGAAAAATCCAGGCGGCCCAGATGCCCGCGACACAGCCGAGCCCGTTGCTGGCTTCTGGCGCTATCTTGGCGCGAAGACCAAGACCGACTGGCCTGTTGCCATTTGGTACGATCATGAGGGCGTCGCCAGTCACCGCGTCGGCAACAGCACCAAGGACGGCGCAGACGAGTTGACCGCGTTCATGGGCGAAAGCACATGGGTCAAGTGCATTGCCGTGACGCAAGAGGAATATAATCAGGCCATGACGTCTGGCGTTTGGTCGGACGGAAAGCAAGCGCGCAACATGAGCGCCGCCGAGAAGCTCGACATCATTCCCGACACGCCCGCCGAAGAAGGCGGCAACATGGAACTGGACGAGGACGGCAACCCCGTCGATCCGTTCTGGCTGCAGATCAAGATCAAGCTCGGCAATGCGCAGAAGGCAATCGAAGCGCTAGGCAAGATCGACACCGAGGACAAGGCCAACAAGGTCGCAGCTCAGATCGATATCTTGACCGAGGCCGGCAAGCTCGGTGAAGCGCGCCGCAAGATTGAAAAGGCTCCGCATGATGCGGCAGCCGCAGCCGTTCAAACGAAATGGGTGCCGGTTCTGCAGCCAGCCTCGCTTGCCATCAAGGACAGCAAGGATGCGATCGACGCATTCCAGAAGGCCGAGCGGGCTCGGCTGCAGCGGATAGCTGACGAGGAAGCGCGGCAGGAACGCTTGCGCCTACAGGCCATCGCCGACGAAGAGGCGCGCGTTGAACGTGTTCGGCTTCAAGCCATTGCTGATGAGAACGCTCGCGTCGAACGCTTGCGGCGCCAGGCCATAGCCGATGAGAACGCCCGGCTTGAGCGGGAGCGACTGCAGGCCATCGCCGATGCCGAAGCCGCAGCAGCAGGCGAAGCCGCCAAGGTTGTTGAGGTCGAGGCCGAAGTCATCGAGGTTGTTGCCGAAGAGGTTTTCGTCGAGGCCAAGGAAGTCGTCGTCGAAGCCGCTGTCGTCGAAAAGCCCAAGGTGTCCAGCGCCTATGGCCGTGCCGTCAGCAAGGCTGTTGTGCGCAAGGGTCGCATCGTCGACGAGGCCAAGTTCATTCGCGCGATCAAGGACGGTCAGGACTTCAAGGACTGGCTGCAGGATAAGGCCGACAAGCTGGCCCGCGCAAAAACAGAAATCAAAGGCATGGAGATTTATGAGCAATGAGCGACACCACAGGAACACAGGTTGCACCGCAGCAGAAAGCCCCCCTCCGCGTTGGCGGCGAGGTTCTGTCAATCGTCCCCCAAACTTTTGAAGAAACGATGCGGATCGCGCGCGCCGTTTGCATTGGCGGTCTGGCGCCGGCTGCGCTCATCGGAAACTTGACTGGCGACAATGCGGCCAGCGCCGTCGCGATTGCCATCATGTCCGGCGCCGAGCTGGGCTTGCAGCCGATGGTTTCGCTGCGCAGCTTCACGGTGATCAACGGCAAGCCTGCGCTCTATGGCGACGGCCTGATCAATGTCGTTCGCCAGTCGGGGAAGGTTGCCTATCTGCGCACCGGCTGCGACATGCGCGACGGTCGATTGGTTGGATGGTGCGAAGCCAAACGCAACGACACTGGCGAAGATAAGCGCGTCGAGTTCAGCCAGGATGACGCCGTTCGAGCTGGGCTATGGTCAGACAAGGCGATCATCAAAAAGACAGGCAAGAACGGCGACTATGAAAAGCCCAACGATTCCCCTTGGTATCGTTACCCGCAGCGCATGTTGGCTTGGCGCGCGGCCGGCTGGTGCTTGCGCGAGTTGTTCGGCGACGTGCTGGGCGGAATTCGTGACGAGTTTGAGGCCCGCGAGATTGCGGACACCGAGCAAATGCGCGACGTCACCCCAGTGGTTCAACAGATCAGCCGCGCCGAGCCGCCCGAGCCGCCCGAAGAATTTGACCCCGAAGCTTTCGTCGGCACTGTCATTGCTGGCGTGGCAGCAGCGCCCGACGAGGAATCGTTGATCGCATTCTGGGAGGGCAGCGCTGTCGATCAATCCCTGCTCGAACACCCCGAGTCTCGTAGATGTCCG